ATTCATGAGCCGGTTGGCGAGGAGCTAACCGGCGCTCCTGTTTGTGCGCGAGGAAACAAAGATGGCCGCAGCTCCTACACCCGATCCGAATCAACAGCCCGGCGCACCCGCTCCGCAGCAGGGACAGCCTGACCCGAATCAGGGAATGCCCTCGCAGGCTCCGGCACCTCCGGAACTGATGTTTCTCGCACGCATGCAGCAGGCTTTGACGCAATTCGCGCAACAGTTTCCCGCAGCTTCCTCTGGCCTCGCGAAAGCAGCGCAGGGTTTGAACGAAGCGATGAGCGCGATCACTGTTGCACAACCACAACAGCAGGCTCCGCAGATGAGTCCGCCCTACTAGACCGAGGGAGTCTAAATGCCGACCGTAGCCGAAGTTTTGAAATCCGTAGGAATGACAGACGAGCAGATTACCGCGCTAGACGCGAAGGCGCTCGAAGGTTTTAACAGCGTGCTCTCCAGTGCCGAGCAGGAACGACTTGCCGCCGAGACCGCGCAACGAGCAGCGAACGAACTTTTTGAAAAGCAGATCACTCCTGCGCTGAACGAGTGGGGCAACAAAGAAGCGAACCTTGTCGCAGAGCGCGAGTATTACAAGCGGCTCGCCGAGGGCGCAAAGAATGGTGGGTTTGTGGCCGAGGTTCCGCCGTTCCAGCCGAACAATCCGCCTGCACGCGATCCGAATGGACGCTACGCGGGAGCCAATGGCAATGCCGTACCCGGCTCGCCCGACATGAGCGAATTCCGCACGCAGGTAGGAAACGCAATTGGCATGATCGCCGATCTGCAGTGGGACTATCAGAAGCTTTTCGGTTCCGGCATGCCGGATTCTCCGACCGCGTTGGGTGAAGAGGCTGCGCGCAATCGCATGAACCTCCGCGATTGGGCAGCGCAGAAGTACAAGTTCGAAGATCGCCGCAGGGCGATGGCGCAGGAAGAGTCGCAGAAGCGGGAAGAGTCGATTCGCAAGGAAGAGCGCGAGAAGGTTACGCGCGAGATGAGCGAAAAGTATGGCTCCAATCCCAATGTGCGACAGGGACAGGTTTCGCAGTTCGCAGAACTGAAGAAGGGCGTGACGGAAGGAACGCGGGTTGACCCGCTGAAGATGACGCCTGCAGAACGCAAGGCGGCAACAGCAACCTCCATCCGTCGCGACTTGGATACAGCAGCAAACACAACGATTCAGTAGGAAGGGATAGACGACAGTGCCAACCCCTAACGATCCGCTTTATAACGAAATTGATGCCACGACACTTGAGTCTGTGCGCAAGAATGTCATTTTTAATAACTTCTTCGTGCAGACCGCGTTTCAGGCAAAGCTGAGGGCATCGGGCGCGCTCGATCCATTCCTCGGCGGCTCCGCCATGATGGAGACGTTCATCTATGGCCGTGTACAGGGACAGGCAGTACGTCCCGGCCAGTCGGTGACCATCGTCCGCAATCCGATCAATACCGGATTCAACTGGCAGGAGAAGGCCTACGTGGCTTGGTTCCCGTATGACGATTGGGAGCTGGATGACGGATCGGGTCAGGGCGGAGTCATCAACTCCGGCGAAGCGCGGATCATCAACCTGTATCAGGTCATCATGGAGAACGCGACCGAGGTGATCGAGACCATGCTTGAAATGGACTCGTATCGTCACGGTCAGGCTCCGACCGCAGGAGTAACGGATAACCGCATCCTGAATTCGAACGGTGTTGACGAAGCGTTCAACAACGGCATTGACCCCTCGCCCTACGGCAACGTCTACCAGTACTACGGTGGGCAGGTGCGCAACGGCGTTGTCGGCAAGGCGCTGAACAGCACCCCGCTGTACCTCGGCACCCCGACCGGTGGCGTTGGCCAGATCGACTTCAATGCGCTGATGCAGCTTTGGGCGCAGTGCAAGATCACTGGCGGCGAGCCTGACCTTGGCATCACCAACGTCTTCGGCTTCGTTGCGATTGCGAACGCGCTGGACGCGCAGCGTCGTGACATCTCGAACACGAAGCACGATATCAAGTTCGACGGTCTGAACTTCAACGGCGTGGATATCTACGCCAGCCCGTTGGCTCCTTCTTCACAGGCACAGAACTACATTCCTCTGGCCGGGAAGAATGGCAGCGCAGGCAACAACACCCTGACGGACGGCTCGGGTGTGAGCACACAGCTCTTCCCGTTCACCTCGCCGCAGTTCACGCAGAACGGCGCGAACGTTGCTTTCTCGCCGACTGGCAGCGGCATCCCGTCCAACACCGTCATCAATCCCGGCGAGTACCTGATGTTCTGCCAAGCCAATGATTTCAAGCTGCGGCCCACGGATAAGTCCGGATGGAACTTTGGAATCCGCAAGACGCAGATGCCGAACAATGTGTCGCTGGATGCTGTGATGATCCGGCTCGGAACGAACTTGTATAACCCGATGCCGCGTCACGGCGCGATTGCTTACGGATTCGGGAAGTAAGGAGCGAGCATGCTGAAGGTATTTGATCTTCTCCCCACACCACTGAACGCCGCGAATGATATCTCTCCGAGCGGCTTCTACAACTCACGCACGTATCAGCAGACCAACGCTGGCGGGTTGGTGCTTGGCGATTGCCTTGATTTTGACGATCTCGGTGCTGCCAACCAGTCCAATACCGCGATTGGCTTGCTGTTTCAGGGGCGCTATCGGCGTGTGAAGATCGCCGACAATGCGACCGCCGCGAACGTGGCCAAGGGTAAGGCTGCGTACGTGATCCCGGGAACCTCGCTGATCGGCGCGCTGATCCTGACTGCAGGCACGGGGCAGACTCCCGGCTTCTATCAGGTAGCAGGCACGGGCGGAGGCGGCACAGGTGCCATTCTCGGCATCACGGTAGCCGCAGGCGGCACAGTGACGGCCGCTCCGGTTGTCGTGGCTTCCGGCGAGGGCTACACAACCGCTCCGACCTTCACATTGGTCTCTGGTGGCACGCCTGCGACCTTCCAAGCGCAGATGGCGGAGAACACCTACATCGTCACGTCGCGTGACATCGCTGGCGTGAATCTTTCGCAGGGTCGCGGTGTGTTTCTGAATACGATCACACCCGGCAACTACGGATGGATTCAGGAGAATGGCGTAGCGACGATTCAACAGACCGCAACCGCTGCAGTCGCAGTGGTGGGATCGGTAGTCTCTCCGTTCACACCGACCGATGGAACCTTCCAGAGCATTGCGGCCGCTACGGCTCCGCTTGTCTCTGCGTTCGGAACGGCCATCGATGCGCCTATTGCGAATGCTTACTATCGCGCGGTGCTGACGTTGCCCGTCTGGAACGGATAAGGAGCGAGCAATGCAGCTTACTTTTCTTCACGGATATCCGGACTACATCGGCAAGCGATTCGCCTTCGCTGGCTATGGAAACGGACCTTCGTCTTACGTGGCAACGGGAGACCCTATCGTTCTCCCGCGCTACGACAACTACATTGACGTGATCTTCTCCGCGTTGTCTGTCGGGGGAGCTTACGAAGTCAAGGCATTGCCGCAGAGCTTCGGGAATCGCGCAACGCAGACGCTTGTGTGGAGTGGCGTACTCGGGACGGTGGCCAGTGTGGCGCAGAACGTTGCAGGAACCGGACAGACCCCCGGAACCTACATCGTGAATGCGACCGGAGGCGGTGGATCGGGAGCGCAGATTTCGGTGGTGGTTGCAACTGCGACCACGCTAGGTGCGATCAAGGTTCTGAATGCCGGTGTCGGCTATACGTCAGCACCTACTTTCACGCTTGCTTCGGGAGGCACACCCGCAACCCTGACCGCTACGTTGACCGTAGCTGGCCCGGTTGCTCCGGGAACTGATCTCTCTGCGCAGGTGGTACAGATCGGCGGATTCGGCGGAGTGTACTAGCGCGGAACGAAGCCAGAACGATTGCCAAGTAAGGCCTCGTCCGGGTGACTGGAAGAGGCCTTCTTTTTCGAGAGGAGGGGAACGGTGTTTCGTGACATGCAGAAAGAATTGCTCGGCGATGTGCCGGGACTCCCTCTGCCTTATTCGGCAACCCTCATCAACCGTTCGCTGAAGCTGATCTATGACGAGCAGCGTTGGAGCTTTCAGGTAAAGGAGGCGGGATGGTTGAGCCCGGGACTTCTTGGTGGCCCGACGATGAATTTGCCGTATCAGAGTCCCGGCCGGATCAGCGTGGCGACATACCAGAACACGGTGTACGCCGATGCTGTTGCCACGACATTTTGGGCAGGCTTGGTAGGACGGCCGTTTCTGACGGAACAGCAGTTCCGGATTCAGAGCTACGCACTGTACAACATCATTGCCTACTATCCTCCCGGTGATAATCCGGATGATCCTTCGACCCCGTTCGCCACTCTCGTCCTAGATCGCAACTGGATGGAGCCTGCGCAGGTGAACGGCGTGTACATGATCTATCAGGCGTACTTCCCCTGCGGCTCCGAGACCTTTCGCAAGTTCGGCGCGATCCGCGACACCACCAACAATGCATGGATCAACTGGTGGCAGCGCGATCAGGCTTGGCTAAGCGTCAACGATCCGCAGCGCACAGTCTTCGACGTGCCCACGTATGCGGTGCCCTACGAGGTGGATCAGAGGCCGAACAGTTCGACGCTTGGACAGATGATGTATGAGCTGTGGCCGCACCCTCTGAGCATCCTGCCTTACGCGTACAACTACGTGCATCAGGGACCGCTGCTGAAGAAACCTACCGACACGGTTCCGTACCCGCTGAATGAAGAGCTGGTGCTGTGGCGCGCGAAGGAGCAGGCCTATCTGTACAAGGAATCGCAGAAGGGGGACGACCTTCAGCGCGGATCGGGAGCGGATTGGCGCTTCCTCACACAAGATGCACGCGCGCAATACAACACTCGATTGAAGACGGTGAAGCTGCTGGATGCCGGTTTGGGTGATCTGTATTGGGCGAAGTTTATTCAGACGCCGATTACATCGGATGGCTACGAAACGATGATCGGAACGCTCAACGTTGGAACTTTCTAGGAGTCACGATGCCTGCATATCCCGGCAATAACCTCGCGCAACTGTTGTATGAAAACCGGCAAGGTCTCTTCTTCAATGCCGAGGCGGTTCCTGCTGGCGCGGCCAGCGTGGCCTTTGAGTTGCGGCGAGAGCGCGGAGCTGCTTATCCGTGGGGCTTCTCGGTACAGGCTGTCTTTGCTGGCGATCCCGGAGCTTTCGAGATCGATATCGAAGTCAGCGACATCGATGTGGATTCCGCTTATGTGTTGCTGGACAAGATCGTCGCAGTTGGTGCGGGCTTCAGCGGACGCTACAGCACCACAACGGAATGGACGAAGTTTGTGCGCGTTCGGATGGTCACGCTGACCAATGCGGTGAACGCCACTGTGATGGTGACCCGATGAAGAGAGCGCTGTTGCTGTTCTGTTTGATTGCCGGTGGCCTGTGTGTCCCTGCGTCGGCGCAGAACGCAGCCGTGCAGGGTTGGTGCGAGCTTGGAGGAATCAAGGTCAGCCTGCAGGGCATGACCTCAACCAACACGGTGCAAGCCAGCTATCCGCGTTGCAACGTGACTGTGTATCTGACCGGCACCACGACCAAGGCCACAATCTATTCGACGAAGGACGGTCTAACGCAGCTTTCGAATCCGTTTACGGCTGCGACCAATGGAGCGTGGACTTTCTACTCGGCGACAGGCGTTGCGCTGGATGTCTCTTTGAACGGAGGCACGCCGATTGCAATGCCGCAGACTTACACGCTGGTGGATGTTCCTGTCGGCGGTGGAGGAGGCGGAGGCGGTGGCTTGCCGAGCGGGACCGGCATCGTGAAGGTGACGAATGGTGTAGGTGGATTGGCTGGTTTTGTGGATGTCGTCAACACCTTCAATGCGGACGGCACCTGCGTTGGATTTCTGAAGAGTGACGGCACCTGCGGACTCTCAACTGCGTCGGCTGCAGGCACGATCCTCGGCCAGATTCAGATGCTAGGAACGGCGGGAAGCTTTGCGGCCTCGGCTGCGATTGCGGACGCGGCTGGTAACGTGCTGGAGAAAACGTCGGCAGGCTATAAGCAGAACCCGGATATTGCGATTGCTCGCACTCGGGATGGTGTGCTTCAGCTCACAATGACGCCGCAGGATGTTTGTCCAAACGCGGGAAGCGGGAACAACGAAGACTCGGTGTGCTTCAATCGCGCGATTCAGTTTCTCAATTCCATCAATGCCCCGCAGGCGATTAAGACGCTGCGTTTTCCAAGCACGGTGAATGGCTATTACTTTGGCGCGACGAACGCGGTCTTCAACCTTCCACGCGACTTTGGAGATTACACAGGCTTCGCCGGATTCGTGAGAGCCGGAGCGGTGAATCCGGTGATTGCCAATGGCACACTGATGAGCTGCACTTCGAGCGGCATGGTGGGCTATGCGCCGAATGCAAATATTCCGGTGCTGTTTGTGGACCCGTCGGGACTTGGCTCTGGAGCCAATGCCACGGTGCTGACGGATGCAAGCGGCAATTCGACCGGAGCCTGCACAGTGACTTCGGCGGGAATGGGATACGCCTCCATTGGAGTGCAGGGAGTTCCGATCCCGCTTGGTGGCGATGGTGCTGTGGGAACCGTGGACCTTGTGAGCGGTGTCATTACCAATCCGCAGTTGAGCGCGAATGGTCATGGATACACGACGGGTATCCCTGCCTATGTTCCCGGGCTCGCAGGCTGCACAGGCACGCTTCCCGCGCTGACCACAACGGTTTCAAGCGCAACGGCGACGATCACCAGCTTTGCAGTCACTCAAGGTGGGACGGCCTGCACGTTTGGAGGCAATGCCAACGCAACCGGTATCCCTGTGGCGTTCGGCAACTCATGCCTTGGTACGCAGGGAACAGCGCAGTGCTCTCTTATGGCTCCGGAAGCTCCTACGGTGCAGGCTTGTTCGGTTATCGTGAAGAACGGTGTGAACATCATCGGCGACGGCAATCCGATCATTCACTCCGTCTATGAGTTTGATACCGGAAAGATTGCCACGACGGAACCGGCAGTGTTCTGCGATGCGGATGGAACGCAGCTTCAGGCGGCATCGAGCAATCCGGGTTCAACCGCATCGGTCCCGAATGCGTACTCGATGAAGATTTCCGGGTTCACGATTCGCGGCTTTGTTGGCTTCTGGTTTCCGGGAGTGGTGGAGAATCTGCGCATCAGCGACATCACCTTTGAAGGTGCAGTGCCGTGGATATTCGGCAGCGTCTTTCGCACCAATAATTTCATTGCCGGTGTTCCTTATAACGCGACGGTGATCGAGAACAGTTCGGTCCGCGCGAATTCCGCAGGTGTATGTGGTGGCGGCTGGACCTCGCGCAATGTGCGTTCGGGAGCCGGTGGCGTGATGGGCGGGAATGTGATGGGTCACCCCGACAATAACCAAACCCCCTACTATTGGGGACAGTGCCGAAATCTTCAGATCAATAACGTCTCGTTCATCGGGTCCATGAATGCAACGCTCGATACCTTTTTTGAGACGAACATCTGGAAGACGCAGAACGGACCGACGACTCCGGGAGGCACGGGGCTGTGGACTCCACTCTCCAACGGTTCAACGAGCTGTCCGGATACGACCACAGTGGTGGATCGCACCACGGACTTTGTGGGAGGCGCACCCTATCAGGCTGCACAGGCAGGATTCTACCCCTACTACCTCTGCTACCCCGGCATCAGCGCTGGAGGCTTCTCGGCGATTCCGCGCTTTTGGGATGGTGTGCTGGCGGATGGATTGGGGCGCGGCATTTCGATCACGACTTTCAACTCTGCAGGCACGACGCGACCGGCGTTGACATCGCTCAACTCATCGAACGTATACCTTCGCGACATCTACACCGACAATGGAGCCGGTTCGCCGGGGACTGATCCTTATCTTCCTGTAGGTCAGACACGACATCTCACATCGGTCTATGGAACAACAAAGATCAATGGAAGCGCGCAAGACATATTCATCGCGCGTGGCTTCTATGCCGATGGGCTTCAGGTGCGTCAGGCAAACACAGCTTCGCCTTTCCCCAATCCTCTGCAGATCAATAACGTGTTCAACGTGCAGAACCAAAACTTCCCGTTCGCAGTGGTGACAGCCCCTACAAGCACATCGCCCTGTCAGCAAGGGCAGTTTGTAGCGGACTCAACTGGCAGCTTCATTTATTTCTGCACGGCAACAAATATCTGGCGGAGGGCAGCCCTTTCGGCTTTCTGATGAAACTAAAACTCCTCATCTTTTTGTTTGTAACTCTGCCTTTGGCCGCACAGGTTGCGTTGCCTACGGACATGACCTTTACGTATCAGGTCCCGCTGTCCACCACGGACCTTGCTTCCAACGATCCCATGTCTTCGGCTGCTGTGTTTGATTCCACTGGAGCAAACATTCGTACCCTGTGGACTGCGCGTCAGGAGATCAGCTCTAACACGCTGAAGAGCGCGACGTGGAACGGTCTGGACAACCAAGGCAATCAGGCTGCTGCAGGCACCTACACGATCAAGGTCCTGATGAACAAGGTGAAGTACATCTGGGATGGAGTGATCGGAAGCACCTCGGATAGCTGGACCGAAAACAACAACAACTGGTCGCAGTTCGGTACTCCTCCCACGTTGAAGTTTGTGATTGTGGGTGGCGTTGGTTGGGGTGTGAGCGGGTATGCAGAGGGCCAGTATGGAATGTTCTGGTTCAATCGCAATAAGCCTAACTCGCCAACGATTCTAAGCACGAACTACCTGAACAACATCATCGCCATGCCGGATTTGGCGACGGATGACAAAGAGCTGTTTTTGATGAACGGGTCTACAGGCGGAACATGGATCACGAAGTTCTCTGCCTATGGTGGGATGCCGTCTGCATTCACCAATGGAACCTCGATTGTAGGCTCAGTCGGAAGCCAGACCCCGAACACTGGATACAACAACACCACCCTTAGCGTCATCGATCAGAGCGCGGCCGGGGTTGCGATCCCGACCGGCATTGCAGTACAGACCGGAGGACAGATCGTTGCTGTCGCTCACGGCAACAACGTTCTGAATGTGCCCAACACGCAGACCCCGAATTCCATTCATCTGTTCGATAAGACCACGGGGAGTTCGCTCGGCAACATCACGATCACCAACCCGCAACAGATGGCGTTTGCGAGCGCGGGTCTATGGGTGGTTGCCAATGGAGCGCTGAATCTCATCACAGGCGTAGGAACATCGAACACGATCACTTCGCCAATTGCAGGCCTGTCGAACCCTGTGGCCGTGGCTGTGAATCGCGTGAACAATCATGTCTATGTTCTGGATGGCGGGACTTCGCAACAGCTCAAAGAGTACGACGCCTCGAATGCGCTGGTGCGCACGTATGGCGATGCCGGAGGCTACACGGACGGGAATCCTACGATCACCAACACGCGGTTGATGCTCGACAATCAGGCCATCCTTACCAACAACACCACGAATGGTTCATGGGTCTCGGTAGAAGATAACGGAGACGTGTGGTTCAGCGATGCAGGAACAGGGCAACGCGTTTTGCACGTGACGCCGAATGGAGCTTCCTACACCTACGTCAATCGCATTCTGTATACGCCAGCGCTGTATGACTGCGCTGTGGATCACAACAACCCTTCACGTGTGTTTGCGGGATATCTGGAATACACGAGGGATTACACCAAGCCGATTGTTCCCGGCGATCCCGATCCGGCGCTCGGCGGCAATGGAGCATGGACGGGTCCGGTAAAGAACTGGAATGTCGGAAACGTTCCACCCTCGGGCAAGAATCTCAAGGGCTACATCCTGACGGTGGAGACGCTTTCGAACGGCCGCACCTATGGCCAGATCAATGGTTTTTCTACAAACTTCGGATACATGGCAGAGTTTCCGAACGATGGCACCCCGCTTCGTTATACCGGCCAAACCAGCGTCTTTCAGGCTCCGGTGCTGATGCGCGATGGAAGTCTGATGTTTGTCACCTCGACAGGCACCACGCCGAATCTGAATCAAACGGTGACACGTCAGGCGCTCACAGGCTTTGATGGATCGAATAATCCAACATGGGCCTCGTCGGTGAATGTGACTGTCGTCAACGCGAATGCGAACACGCAGCCCACTTCGCTGAAGGGCGGTGGCGTGGTTCCGAATGTATGGCCCACAACAGGAGGCGTGTACCCGGTGTGGTATGCGCAGGCCTATACGACGCTTGGCCATCCGCATCTAGGTGGTGCGATTGCTGGACGTAACTCTTATGTGTTCACGGTGAACCCGGATGCCTGCATGTTGTATCCAGACCTGAAAGGGAACTTTCCTTCGGGTGATGGTTCTCCAGCTCGGCCATGTCCCGGCACGAATGGATTCGGTGGTCACTCCGGCACCATTGCGCGATCTGAGGGAAGGTTTATCTATGTCGTTTATGACGGCCAGTATGCGACGTGGGGCAATTCGTTTTCGCAGTTCTACGAAGATGGTTTGTTCGTCGGCGAGTTCACACAGCAGACCGTTTCGCGAAACCGGTTTATCTCGCTTCCAGCTCCGACGTATCCGGTAGGGTTTGCGGCAAACTTCTCGACCGCTATGGTGGCATCGGTTGGACTCGATCACTATTTGTTTCTCGCAACCGAATCAGGGTTTACCCCGCTGGATGAGTGGCGAATTACCAACATGGCTTCCATCCATGAGTATGGCGGTTCGGGGACGCTGGGGAGCAATGTGGCGCTGACGAATTTGTTTTAGGAGAACGCAATGACACTGGCGGAGATAGGGGCAAAGATCGCAAACCGGTGGAACAGCCTTCCACAATCGCTGCAGTCGTGGATCGCAGCGCTGGAGGCGTTTGTGTGGATCGCCATCGTCAGCGCGGTGTTGGAGTATCCGTTTTCGGACTTGAACCACGAACACGGCATCAGGACCTTCATCGCGAAAGTGGGACTGACAGCTCTGGCAGCGACACGGGTTTATGTACAGAAGCACCCATTCCGAAAGGTGCTTGCGGAGATCGTCAGCAAACCGGACGGAACGATTCAGGAGGTTGTGTATGACCAAGGGAAAACAGCAGTGGATACAGGCAGCAACGGACAAGATGAAGGAAAAGGGAACGTTGGGGAAGTTCGGCAAAGCGACGAAGAAGAAGATCGCAGCGGGAAAGAAGGCGGGAGGCCTGCGTAAAAAGGAAGCTGTCTTCGCACAGAACATGAAGGGGATCGCGAAGAAGAAGGCGAGCGGGAAGCGCGACAAAAAGAAAGGGTAACTATGCCACTGATTCAATCGGGAACCGGCGCGGCATTGAAGAAGAACTTCCATGAGCTACGACGCGGAAAGGTCTTCGCAACCACGCAGGAGAAGTACGGGAAGAAGGTTGCGGATAAGCAGATGGCCGCGATTGCGTTGAAGAATCAGCGCAAGAATTCAAACCTGAAGGGTAGCAGCGGAATCAAGACCTAACGATGGCTTACACGTGGCTTACATTTGCGCAGGCAAAACAGCAACTTGCCGCACGGCTGGCTATAGCCGATCAGGCGGGACGGTTTTGGATTGACGATGAACTTGGACAGTACATCGTGGAGGCGCTGCGCGTATGGAATGCCCTGACTTTCACGTGGAAGACCTCATTCGTTTTTACCGTTGCGGCTGCATCGAAACCGGAGTGGTACTCGCTCGGGAGCCTGACTGGTTCGCCGAGATTGCGATCAGTGACCGATACTGCCCTCTACACGCTCACGGAGTATCACCTGTTGGAGCCTGCGACTGGAGGGGTGTGGACTGGCACCAGCCAGTTCACGATAGCTGACTTCTCCACAGCGCTCTCGCGTTGTTTGAATGAGGCGATCCAGATCACCAATTGCAATCTGGTGCAGATCAATCCCATCCCTACGACGCCGGGTGATTTCTTTATTCCGATCTTCGATAGCATTCTCGATATCCCGCGCGCGCGGTGGATTCCCGATCCGACCACGGGCGAGCTTCCAACGACGCTGATGCGCAACGACAATACCGGTTTGAACTACTACGAGCCCGGTTACACCGTAGCGCCATGGGGAACGCCGACACAGTACAACATTGCATCGCTACCCCCTCTAGTGATGCAAGTTGATGTTCCGCCAGTGAATGAAGGCACTTACGATCTCCTCGGTCTCATCTCTGGCGGAACACTCAATCCTCCGAGTGACAGTGTGTTGCCGGTGCCGAATGATAATGCGTGGGTGCTGAAGTGGGGCATGATCGCAGACCTGCTGAATCGCGAGTCGGAGGCGACAGACACGCTTCGCGCGCAGTGGAGTAAGAAGACGTACTCCATGGGACTGAGGCTGATGACGGGTACGCCGTGGATCATGCAGGCGTTCATCAATGGCATTCCTGCAGACATGGTGAGCGTCACCGAGATGGATCAATACTTCGTGGAGTGGGATTCGGCTCCTGCGGATTATTCGACCGTCATCACGTCTGGAATCGATCTCTTCACGGTCGTTCCCGATCCCACGCAGGACATGAGCGTAACCCTGAATGTGTTGGGCAATGCTCCGGTGCCTAGCGCGGATGGCGACTTCATCCAGTGTGCTCGGGATGTGTGGGATGCGGTTCTGGATTATGCGCAGTTCCTCGCTGCCTTCAAACAGGGCGGCATGGAGTTCGCTGCGTCCACGACTTTGTTTGATGGCTTTGTGACAGCAGCGATGGCAGCGAATGACAGGCTTGAGAAGCTTGGCCTGTTTGCGGACGAGTTCAACGCGGAGGGCTCGCGCGAGATTCGCGTGCAGGAGCGCTATACCAACGCCACAGGAGACAGCAATGGGTGATCTGAGAGTACCCGGAGGAGATCGGCTGTTCGTTCGGTGCAAGCGCTGTGGCGCGCCAGCCAACATTCGTCGCTCCGAGACGGCAGCGAAGGATTACACCTACTGCGCAAGCTGCCAGAAGGTTTTGAACAAGCGCAAGAGGTGAATTTTTTTTGTTTGATGATGTAGGCTACAGCCCACACTATGAGCGAAGAGCAGCAATATAAACGGGAACCGAACGGCAATCGCTTCCAGATGAGCGGCATGAGTGTCGTGTTGCCCATCGATATGATGGCGGGTAAATACCCGTACCTGCAGAACGTGCGTTCCTACCTTGGTGGAAGGATGACGGCGCGCGCGACACAGGCTGCAGCCGTGCAGACATTGGGTGCAGCGGTTCACTCCCTGCGCAGGCTGAACGATACGACGCCGCTTGGCCCTCCCTCGGGATTTGCTTTGATCGGCGGTGCAGGCGACACGCTTTATTGCAATAGCACGGCTCTGGCAACGGGGTTGAGCAGTAATCCGTTCTCTCAGGTTCCCTTCCGCCCGAACAGCAGCCCTGAGCCGTGGATGTATATCGCCGACTCGTCACAGTCCACGCACATCATCAATCCGGCGTTTAACGCGGCTGGCATGCTCAAGGTGCGCGCGGATGGCCTGACGTACAAGATGGGCGTAGAGGAGCCGCAGGAAGCTCCTGACGTGGCTACAGAGACCACGACAGTCACAGGAGCCGTCAGCGTATTGGGAACCGCGCGGCCATGGTCGAACGTTGCCGGAGCGAACCCCACCTTCGGCTATGGCGACAACGGCAACGGTACGGGTCCTACAGTGATTGCTACGCCGATTACAGGCGCATCGCTGACCCTGACCGCAACCGGAACCGCAACCGTGAATGGCTCGCCGCATGCGCCGGGAGATGCGGGTCCTACGGGAGCATCGAATCCGGGTCAGTTCATGGGAGGATCGTGCGCGATCCTTTGCGGAGCATGGACGGATAACGCAGGCGATGTGATTGTCTCCGGAGCGCTCTCGATTGGTGCCGGGACCACGCTGATTGTTCCTGCAGGTGCAGCGCAACTTCAGCTCGGTGTGGATGGAATTGGCGGGAACTTCGCTGCGAACAGTGGAAGCTTCACCGTCAACTATCAAATCGTTACCAGCCCGGTGACGACCAAGGTGTCTACGCTTGGCGCAATCACGGCTTACTATTGGGGCGACTCCCCACACTCCGGCCCGGTAGCAGCTTACATCTGGAAGAATGCCGGGGACTCTGGCGGCTCTGGCCCGGTGCGCGACATCAGCAACGCATCCGGTTCGACTACGAACAATTCTTTCCTGTTCGACACTACGCCGGGAACCGGCACCACGGCGATGACGTGGGATGTTCTGGATGAGAGTGGAGCGGTGGTGGGGCAGAACGTTGTCTTCTCCCCTGCGCTGGAGAGCAACGGCTATCAGGACTTCAACATGTGCATCGTCGGGAATCTGTTCGTTCCCGGACCCGGCACCTACAACTTCACCATCACCTCAAAAGACAATGTGATGTGGGGCATTGGAGGCAATGCAACATGGGCAGGGAAGGGAACCATCTTCGGTGCCCTTGGCCAGAATCAGACGGTTGTAAGTAGCTGCGCGTTGCTGCCTTCGCCAACCATCAATGGCGGTGGACCGGCGACAACGATCTCGGTGAGTGTTTCCTTTCCCGGAGCTGGCGTCTATCCGATTGAGCTGGACTACGATTACTGGTTTCACTCCGGCCGCACGCTTACGCTCGAATGCAATGGCGATGTGATTCCTCCGATCTCTGGCAGTGTGAAGACAGATGTCTCGTACGTCTATGTCTATCGCTCATCGCTGACGGGAGCCACATCGAACCCATCGCCGCAGTCTCCGCTGCAGTCGATCCCTGCAATTGCCAACACCATCACGCCGGATTTTTCTCCCGATCCGCAGGTGGATAAGGTCGATTACTACCGCATGGACTCCGGTCTCGATAACTACACCTACGTAGGCACGGGACCGAACACGAATCCTCCGACACCGTTCACGGACACGTTGCTCGATGCGGATGTGATCGGCAATCCGATTCTGCAGGTAGACAACTACGAACCTTTCCCATCCATCGATCTCCCGGTGGAGGGCGTCGTGGATGTCATCGGCGGTGTGGTCAATTGGGTGTCTGGCGATGAGTTCAATGTGCGCTGGCTTCCCGGCACGGTCATCAATATTGGAGGCATCGCCTACACGCTGTACAACCGGCCGTCTTCGACCACAAAGCTGATTGCTGTGGATGTGGCCGATGGTCTCGGATTGGATTACGAGATCGCGGAACCGATCTTGGCAGCTCAACCGATGGCCTCGATGTGGGGCACGTCGGACAACACGCTCTATGCCTTTGCGTGCGGCGATCCACTGCGCGCAGGCACGCTCTACTGGTGCAAGGGCAACAATCTCGATTCGGCTCCGGACACCAATCAGCAGGACGTAACCAGCCCTTCAGAACCGCTCATCAATGGCGTGATCGTCAATGGGATCGGCATGGTCTTCTCTGCGGAGAATGGCTGGATGATTTACCCGAACTTCTATTCGGCGCTGGCGACGGTGAATGGAGTGTCAGGTTCAGCCTTCAGTCTGATGCGTGCCGGTGTGACGCGTGGCCTGTACATCCGGCCCTGCATCTGCACGGATGGTTCGGGAACGTTCTTCTATCGCTCCAAGGATGGGATTGAGGCTTCGGTTGGAGGATCGCGTCAGCAGTCTTTGACCGATGACGATCTGTTCAACCTGTTCCCGCACGAAGGTTATATTCCTGCGCCGATCACGTTGGGCGGATATACGATCTATCCTCCGGACGATTCGCAGCCAGAGAAGCAAAAGCTGAACTTCGCGACGGGATATCTTTACTACGATTATGTGGATACGACGGGGACGCCGCGCACGCTGGTCTATGACACGCAGGGTAAAGGGTGGGTTGTCGATGTCTACCAGTTCAGTGCAACATTGCACACGCTTGAAGAAGGACCTGCAGCGAACGATGTGCTTGTGGGCTGTTCGGATGGAACGATCCGGCCACTCCGCAACGGACAGGCAGAGACCGGGAACGCCGTTGTCCTGACGGGAGCGATTGACGGTGGAGACTCCCGCGCGAACAAGCGCATTGGCGATCTCTACTTCCGTGCCAGCGTTGTGGGCAGCCCTGTAACGATCCAGCCCTACCAGAATCAGTACGAGGATGCGGTCAGCGGCTTTGCCCCTGCCTCGCTTGCGGTGGGTGGAAGCCTGCGGCCTTACATCGTGGACTTTGCCGGTGGGAATGGTCTGGACGCGAACGATATCGAAGTGGCGCTGTCGTGGCCCATCGGCAACACCACCTATCTCGATCTCTGGCAACCCGATTGGACGTACTTCCCGGAGGACACGCAGAACCGACCAACGGACTGGACCGACATGGGGACCACGGGAAACAACTTCGTGCAGGGTCTCGTTCTGCAGGCGGATACATTCGGCCAGCCAAAGTCGATTGCGATCCAGACCGACGATGGACAGTTTCATGTACCCGATCAAAACCCTGTCGTGTTCAATGGCGAAGGAAAGCAGACGCTTACTTTCACGCCTCCGTTCACGGGCTACATGGTGCGCATTGTCTCTACGGATAATGTGCCGTGGAGGCTGTGGCCTACACCCGATGCCTCATGGATCAAGCAGCCTTATCCACCCTCGGTGACGGAGTGGCAGACGCAGATGTCGTCGCTCGGCAATCAGGGATGGCAGCACATCCGCGAGATGAATGTCGCTTACGCGTCCACGACGCCAGTCACGCTGACGTTACAGTTCGATCCCGGGGCTGTTCCCAACTCGATCACCTTGACGCTGCCAGCGACAGGAGGCCTGCAGTCGAAGATCAAGTTCACGATTCCGGTGAATAAGTTCAAGCTGGTCAGCTTTCGTCTGACTTCCAGTGCTCCGTTTAGCGTGTGGGAAGAAGACATGGAGTGCAAGATCGGCATGTGGGGACGGCAGACGCCGTATAACAACATCAAACCGATTGGCGCGGAGAGTGGCGTGGGAGCGACGGTATGAGCACCAGCCCCACAATGTTCTGGCCGGATATCAGCAGTGAGTCCGGACCAAAGACACACTTCGCCATGACCATCGCGCAGAATGCGATTCAGGATCATGAGCGCGCGCTGATCTCCCTGAAGGAACAGATTGATGCGCTGAAGGATGGAAGCTCCTCCAGCGGTGGCAGCAGTAGCGGAGGATCGAGCGGCGGAGGATCGACGCCGGTCAACCCTCCGCCTACAACGCCTACGCTTGGCACGGTAACGGTTGTGACGGCTGCGACCTACTCCACGCAGACCTCTGACTATGGTGGCATTGTCGTCTTCAATAGTGCGGTGCCGGTGGCTGTGACGCTGAATTACGCCGTCGCGATCAACTGGTTTGCGACCTACGAAAACATTGGAGCGGGGCTGGTCACGTTCACTCCCAACAGTGGCCTTGTCAACGGACTTGCTTCGCTCGATCTGAAGACAGGAACCGGCTGCGTCATCTACTTCGATGGAATGAACTTCTATGCGTTCACGGTGCCGGTGGTGATTCCTCTGGAGCTGCAGACCGATGGGACGCCGAACGGAGATCAAAGCCTGTTGAACCTTGTTGCCGGAACCAACATCACCCTGACCGATGATGGCGCAGGCAATGTCACCATTGACGCCGGAGGCGGAGGTGGAACGGCTGACCGTGGACCGTTGCAGTCGAATGCAAATGGTTGGTGGTGGGTGTGGACGGATGGAGTGATCGAGCAGTTTGGCAGCATCACCATTGCGTCAACGACTACGAACAAGGCTTCCGGCCTCGTCACCTATCCAACAGCTTTTACCACGCAGGTGTTTGCCTTTGAGGCTTACATCGTCGGGGTGCCAAGACCGGCCAGCAATGATCTGGCAAGCGTGCAATCGGCTACGGTGGGACTTACCACCTCGGGAATCGACCTGCAGTGCAATGTGCCTACGGGCGGTGGCGGAGCCACGTTCGATCAGGCGGTGGTGGTGCAGTGGAGAGCAATCGGGATTTAGGATGTTCAGCCGCGAATGTAGGCGGTAGACTACATTGTCAGGAGCCCTCCCCATGAGCTTTGCAGCCTCACTATTCGGTGGTTCGAACCCGACGATCAATAAGCAGATCGATCAGCTCGGCAACTTTGCCGGGTCCACGATGCAGACTGGATTCAACGACACGAACGCGGCTTCGAACTTCTTCAACTCGCTTCTGCAGGGCGGTGGCGCTACCTCGAAGGTGTTGGCTCCGCAGGTGCGCGCGATTCAGAATCAGACGCAGCAGCAGAAACAGACCGCTTCGCAGTTCGGCAATCGCTCCGGTGGAACCAATTCGCAGATGCAGATGGCCGACTCAACCGGACGCGCAGCCTATAACGATCTGGTCTCCAGCCTGTTGGGCACTTCGGCAAATTCGCTGGCAGGCATCGGAAGCAACCTGCTGAATACCAGCCTGACCGGATACCAGCAGCAATTGAATGCATCGCAGCAGCAGATGCAGAACTGGCAGAACAGCATCTTCGGTAAGGGCATCGCGGGTGGCATTGGAGCGATTGAAGGCTTCGGACTCGGAACCGGCTTCAACGCTCTGAGCCCGTCAACCTTCAGCACGATGTTCGGAGGACACTAATGGGAGCGTTCGATCAAGGCTTTGCGTTTGGCGCGGGATTTCCACTTCGCGCAGCACAGCATCAACAGGCCTACTCCGACGAAGAGCACGAGACCTTGCTCAAAGGTTTTAACGACTCCGCTGCCAACATTCAGCAGAGGATTGCTCAAGTCGGTACCGGCAGTCCCGAATACGCTGGGCTCCAAAGCCAGCTCAATCAGGTCATCGCTGATCGAACTGCGCTCTTTCATCCGAACAGGCCGGGAGGGTTGGAGCGGTTGGGCAAGATGCTTTGGACTAAGGTTCATGGTGAATCGACTCCCGAGACTGCAGCCCCTCGCATCGCTGAAGTACCAGTTGCGGGAACGCAGGGTACTACATTACCCGGAATGAACGGTGGAATGAATATCACTTCGCCGACTCTCCCTGCGACTTCTGTGGCAGTCGATACGCTTCCCAACACTCCGGTAGCTCCTCCGAGGAACGCAGCGGAAGCGAAGACACGATTTGCGCAGGACCTTGCTGCTGGTGCGCCACACTCGAATCAATTTCAGCAGATGCATCAATCGCTGGTGGAGGCTGGCTTCTCTCCGGAGGATGCAGAGAAGGCTGTGCGCGTGACTGCAGGGCTTGCACCAAAGCCGATGATGTACCGGCCGTTTACTCCGCACTATCAGAACTACAAGCTGGCTGATGGAACGTTCAAGATGTTCAACCTGAACGATCCTTACAATCAGCCTCCGGACGGTGCTATGCCGGTTTCGACAGGTGCAGCAATGCCGCATGTATCGACGGCCGCACTTGAAACGTATATTCGTAGCCAGTTCCCGGATGGCGCAACTCCAGAACAGAGGGAGTGGGCCATTCGGCGATTCAATAGCCTCACCCACCCGGATACGAATTCATCGCACGAATCGATCCAGTACGATTCGGATGGGAATGCTCACATCGTTACGCTGGCCACTTCCAGCAAGAAAGACTTCGGTGCAGTCAATGGCCCTCCCCCTCCGAGCAATAGTGGTATCCGCCCTCCAGTTTCTAACGGCCCTGCTGGAGCCCAATCAGCAGCAGCCCCAACAGCAGCCCCAACAGGACCCACAACCCTCACAGGCCAACCCGTCACCGTGGCACAACCCGCACCAGCCACACCACCAAAGACAGCCGGAGAGGCACGGAAGCGAGCCGCGAGCGTAAAGAGCAGCGCGGCAGCGACGGGAGCCCCTGCGGCTCCAGCGGTAGATGCACGCGTGGCCAGCATTCATAAGAACACTCCTGCACAGTCTGCGGCAGATAAAAAGGTGGGTGACTTCACTGCACTCTCAAAGCAGGCCGATCTTGCGGAGAAGGCTCCTGATGATGCAGTGAAGCAACGCAGTTTGGTTCTCGCTCTCATCAGGGCGAGCGCAGGCCGCGTCAACATGCAGGAGTACGACAGCTACGTGAAGAGGCAGGGTCTCGCCAACAATCTTGAGCAGTGGGCGAACAATATGCAGAGCGGAGCCCTCCCGGCCGATATCTTCAGGAAGATCATCGGCGTGACGCGGGACTACTTGTCAGGAGCGAAGGCGGAGCAGCAGGAGGCATACAAGGGCACCAACGTCGCAGGGAAGAATGGCAGTGGTGCGGAGCAGGGTGGAGAGGACACCTCCGCGCCTCCCGCTGAAGTTGTCGCCAAGGCAGCAGAGGGTCAATTTATGCACGGTCCCGGTGGAACCTATAAAAAGGTCAATGGCAAAGCCGTAAAGCAGTAAGTGAGGATTTGAGTAGATGCCTAGTCAGTGGACAATCAGCGACAGCGCTACGCCGCAGCAGAACGCCGCAGGCGGCTGGACCATCAGCGATGATCCTTCGCATCCATCCGCTACGACTACGCCTGCGACTCTTCGTCAAAAGGCTCTCGATCTGGTAAAGCAGGGCCAGACCAATCTTCAGAAGAACACGCAGGACCTTCCGGAAACGGGAGGCGTGCTGCACGATTACGTGCTTGCTCCTGTCGTTCGCCAGTTCAATCGCGCAGGCGCGAACCTCGTCGGAGCCGGTCTGGACTTCGCCAACAACGTACTGTCTCCGCCAAAGTCTTTTGATGAGCAGATGAAGGAGGGCGAGCAGGCATGGAAAAACATGCCCTCCACTGCAGCGACGGTGGTGAATAACATTCCGTTGCTTCCGGGTGTAGGTTCGCAGATCGAGCAGGATGTTACCTCTGGTCATCCTGTGAGTGATATTGCTGGTGACATCGCCACAGGTGCAGCGATCCATGGGGTTGCGAGTACGGTGCCGGGGCGTGGCTTTGAGCCCGCACGTTCTCCTTCTGAGTTCAAAGAGAACATTCGCAACTATGCGCGCAACCAGCTCGGAGTGGATGAGGACTTTTCAAAGAACATCGCGCAGAAGTACAGCAAAGAGCAGCAAGGTGTTGATGCTGCCAACCAGAAGGCGAGGGAAGATACTCTCCGTGCGCAGGGCGTTGTCGATGAAAAGAACGCCTCGATTATGAAGAAGCACGCCGAGAGGACTCGACAGAGGATTGAAGCCAATACGCAGGCCTTGAAGGATGCAGAGGAGAAGCGTCAGCAGGTTGCCGCGCAGAACGCGCAGGCTGCGCAGTCGCATCAGGAAGCGGTGACGCGTGCCCTGCAGGAGCGCGAAGCTGCAGAGCACACCGATACGTTGCGCGAGGAAGCACAGAAGAACTACGACAAAGCTACGCAGGATTACTTCGAGAACGAGAGGAAGGTCAAAGGTCAGGCTAAAGCTGCGAACGATGTGCAGTGGGATGCTCTGCGGAAGAAGGTGGGAGATGTTCCTATCGATCCTTCCGGCCTTACCAATGTTGTCGAACAGCAGCGTAGCGCGATCTCGACTCCGGAAGAGGCGAAGCTGTTTGACGATCAGCTTCGTTCGAAGATGACTCCGGAGGAGGTGGCCGAAGACATGGGCCTCGCCGAGGAGTACGACAAGTTGAGTCCGGAGATGAAGGCAAACGTTGACAAGATGACTTCGAGCCTCGACAACCTTGGCGGCATTGCCAAGGATGGAAGCGAGCCTTTGACCTTCAACAAGCTGCATGGCATTTACACCGAGCTTGGAATGAAGCTGTCTCGCGGCAACTTGCCCGGTCAGGTGTGGCAGGGACTCAAGACGCTGCGCGAGAGTATCGGTGGGATGATGCAGACGGTAGCCGATCAGGGTGGAGTGGGTGAAGACCTGAAGGCAGCTCGCCAGTCGAATCGCGAGTATCAGGAAGCCTTTGGCCGGAAGCCTGTAGATCGTATGACGCTCATGGATCAGCGCATGCAGGAGACTAACCCGGAGGCATTCAAGGCGCAGAGGGAGCAGGCCCGTCTTGCTGCGCTGGCAAAGATTAGTCCCGATCTGGTTGAACAGAATAAGAACGTGCAGGCAGCGCGCGCAGCAGCAGAGGGCTTCCCATCGCAGGAGAGCCTGCGCAAGGGATTGCCGCAGCCTCCTGATCGTCCAGCAGAAAAGCCATTGCCGGGACAGCCTAGGCTGAAGCCGCTACCGGGGAAGCCAGAGCTTAAGAGCTACACGGAGCCGCACCCCCTAACTCCGGAAGCCGAGGTGCCCAACATCTCCGAGGCGGAGCGCACGAAAATCAAGGAAAGCCTGAAGAGGTACGGCAGGGCGGGTGCATGGGTGTTCCGTCTCGGGATCGGCACGGCACTCGGCTCTTCGCTACTTGAAGGCCATCACATGCAGGGCTTTGGTAGCCAATACGTATTGGGCGAAGTTGGGCTGCAGGCGCTCACGCGAATTCTTCAGCGGCCGAACGTATTGGATTGGATGACACGGCCGTCGGTGGAGACGCTACGTGCAATCGATTCGGTACGGCCGGAGGACGCAGCGCGCCTTCGTTCCGGTCTCACGCAGATGGCTCTGAAGGATATCGAAGACAAGCATGCAGCTTCAGGCAAGATCGATCCACGGACGGCAAAGTTTCTTGGTCCGGAGAATATGGCTTTGATTATTGCGGCGGTTGCCGCGCAGGGAGGCAAGCCGAAGAATGCAGGCGAGGCGAAAGAGCAGGCGAAGTCTGTTCAGCGATGAATATCGCGGATAGATTCGAAAGTCTTCAGGATGCAGACGGTCATGAAGATGAGCCATAGTAAGAACATAGGATGCAAGTATACGCTTGCGCTTTTGTGGAGCAAGGAAAATGAGCGATCCGAAGGGCTTCAACGTTCCGGAGGGCTACAAGTCGAAGGATGTGGACGACCGCAGGAGCGAGGAGAAGCCCACCCTCGCCGAGAGGGCCAAAGGTTCATGGAACCATGCATGGCAGGCCACTAAGGAAGATTGGGCTGACATGCGGCAGACCGAGAAGATCAAACGCGGCGAGAAGCTGGACACGGAGTTTAAGCAGCTTGGCGATAAGAAGTATCCCACCTTCAAAAAGGGTGGCGTGGTGAAGAAGACCGGTCTAGTCTACGCGCACAAGGGCGAGGTGATTCTTCCGAAGGGTGCGCTGAAGCGGAAAGCCATACGAAGGAAAGGGACCGGACGGAAAAAGTAGGCGTCCAGTCCAGTGCAACATTGCACTAAAAATGCGACATGACATCCCCTGATTTTTTGACCAACATAGAAACGTGCGATCTCAAGGGCTATTACTCTCGCGACTGGAGACGGCCTCGCCTAACGCCGAACGAGTTCCTGATCCGAGCTATGACCGCAGGCCTGACGGAAGTGGAGCGTGAGGACTTCGGCGAGCTGGCCGGAGAGACGATCATGGACCTTGCCGTAAGTCCCGGCTTGGAGACTCCAGCCAGCAGAAACATCCATGAGTCGGTGGTGCATCATGCCGCCCTCGCAGATGTCCTCACCACAGCAGTTAGGCGTCCGGGGTCCCCACCTTGGTCCCCACCTGTCCCCACCCCTGTCGGCGATCACCTGTGGCACTCTGGAGCGTTTCTGGATCGGTCTGGCGGTCATCTCCGCCGACTGTCGCTGGTCACGTCATGGAGCGACGAACGGCATTACTCGGAGCTACGAAGCTGGTACTCCCTCGGCGAGGTAGCTGCCTACGAGCTGCCCATGAAAGTCGTGGTCCTGATCCTTGGCCAGCATCGCGACGGCCGGAGGCACGGACCCTTCACCAAGGGCTTCCTTCATCCGCAAAACCATAAGCTCCGATTCCGGAAACGGCAGAAGGTCACCTCGGAGGTTTTCTCGGATCGGTGGGCGAAGGTCTGGCGGGAGGATCGCGAGGAGATCGCCACGAAGGATTGGCTGGAAGCCATGCTGGAGGATGACATCCTCCGGGACGTTTGCTTTGTGGTGGACCTGCCTGTCCCGCCGAAGGTCCAGCTCCAGAGAATCCGGGACATGGCAGCTCGGAAGCTGGACAGGGCGATGAAGATGACGGCGAAGCCGGAGCCCTCCCTGTCGGTCTGTGATCGGCCTGCCTGTCCGTTCAAGGGGTGTTGCTGGTCAGAGACTCCATACACCCCGTCTACCAAGTCGGGGTTTGCTACCGTCCACATCGCGTGACACGCAAAAGGTGGGGACTAGGTGGGGGAAGTTTTAAGGTCCCCACCAAAGTCCCCACCTCTTAGCTTTCCCCCGCCTCTTACTTTTTCGTATGTTGTTGATTTTTATGGTGCGCCCGGAGTGATTCGAACACCCGACCTACTGGTTCGTAGCCGGAGGTTTGCGGATTTCCTGCACTTGCCCTTGCTTGCCCTGAGTTACGAAATCCTCAGTGTTTACGCGGGGTTTCGCACAGTTTTGAGGCTCACGCATATCCCGCGCTAACCCGCGTTTTAGCTTTGGGGTCCCCACCAAAGTCCCCACCCCTGACAGGCTTCTGTGGAGTGCGTCGGATGCGCGAGTGATCGCTTGCGGTCTCGATTGCATCGCGCAAGATATCCATCTCGTAGTGGCCGTAACGTGCTGCCATCAGGATCATCTGCGACGGGCTCCAGCCTACGAGCTGCGCAATGATCGGAAGGGGAGTCTTGGTCTGGATCAGGTGGGTGACGGCGGTGTGGCGGAGATCGTGCGGACGGCATTTCAGGGGTGGGTACTTGGTCCCCACCTCGGCCATCTCTTCTTCCGTCGGCGAGCCTGCCAGCATCCACGCAGCGCGATCCAAAGCTGTAGCCCATGAACGCTTGACGCTGCCTACGTGCTTGGTGGGATCGACGCTCACCAGCTCCATTTCAGCCTGCCCTTTTTTCAGGCGGTACATCTCTTGTGGGAAGACGTAGTGATCGGGTTTCCGCTTCGGGTAGTTTTCCGCCCACATCTCCAGAACTGCCATCGCTCTCCGGGTGATAGGTACGGTCCTGCGTCCTGCCTTTGTCTTGTCCTTCCCGATGCGGAGGCCTCCGCCCACGAAGTCCACAGTCTCCCATTTCAGTTTTGTGATCGCTCCTATGCGCACGCCGGTTTCAACCAAAACGATCATGAGCGGGTAGAGTATCCGGGAGAGTGACTGACTGCAGGCTTTCTCCAGAGCGGCCTGCTGTTCGCCCGTGAGGGCCACGCCGACATCGTTGTGAACCTCCAGCATGTCCACCTCTGGCAGCAGGCGTGTCCAATGACCGGAGGGCGTGAGAATGGAGCGGAAGGTGCCAAGCTCCAGATTGACGGTCTTCGGTGCTGCGCCCTCCTTCAGGCGCATGTGCTGATAGTTGGAGACGGCGGTGGGCGAGATGTCGCAGAGGAGTGTTTTGCCGAAGTGCGGTTTGAGGTGGACGATGTTGCCCTGATCGATCAGGACGGTTGCACCCTTGCCGTCCTTCTGTTCTCTTCCGCCCGGTACAGACTTCCAGCGCTTGTCTAGGAAGTCATCGGCAGCGTTCGCGAAGAAGGGCATCTTCTTCGGTTTCTGGACTCCGGCTTTGCCCTCTTCGAGCCCGGTCTTACGATTGCGCTCCACTTTGAGTGCAAGGTTTTTGGTGGAGGCTCCGGTGGATTCACGGATTCTCTGGCCCTGAAACCAGAAGTCCATGATGAACGTTTGTTTCCCTTTTTGACGATAGACGGACATGGCGAGTGTCGCTCCTTTTTTGTAGCCGAGAGGGTAGGCCCACTGGCTTTAGAGGAATATAACATGATTGACAGGCGAATCGGGCAAATGTAGGCTACACCCTACATTGGGGAGGTGCCTGTTTTGATTCCACGGGAAGTGAAGAAGGTCACGCGAAAGGCTCACATCGTCAGCGATCCACTGTTGAATGTGGATGAAGCTGCAGAGGAGTTAGGGATGTCGCCGAAGACGATCCGCAACTGGATCGCAGTAAAGCAGATTGAGTTTGTGAAGGTAGGCGATTCGAAGTTCGCGCCTGTCCGGATTCGGAAGTCAGTGGTGGATGCAATCAAGCGCAGGGGAACCAAGGCAGTGTTCGATCTGGAGAAGAAGGGGCCAACCAGCGTAGGAGCGGAGGTGGAAGTTGCCAGAGAAACTGCTTGAGAAGCGGAAGGACCGGAAGGCTGCTGGCGCTACGAAGGCCGACAGCGCGGCCACGGAGCCCGACTGGAAGACGGGCTGCTTTGTGTGTGGAGAGAAGCCTACCGTGCCCTGCACGGGCATGTGTGGGCCTTGTACATTCGGCGAGGCAGAGACGGCGGGAGGGAACTGGTGATCTTTCTTCTGGCATTTGCTTTGTGGGTGCAGGCTCCTCCAAGCCATAGAGACGTTCAGGACTATCAGCGGCGTCTGCCTTACGTGGTTCCGTCTTCGGATTTGGAACCGCCTCCGGCTGGATGGGGATGCACTCTTGATATCTTTCAATCGATTTGCTCGACCCACGATGAAAAGGGAAATTACGTTGGCTTCTGTTCTTTGGCGTGGACGCATGGGGATTGGAACACGAAGGGCTATCGCTGTAATAAGCAGGGGTTCGATCTCCTGATGAAGGCGAGAAAGAAAAAGTGAACAGGCTGGAGAGCGAGCGGCTGTTTTATTACGCGCTTGCTGACCGATACCGTAACCAGCCAGTTAGCCAATGGGCGAAAGACTACGCCTGCAGACACGGCATCACAGGTTATTGCGGAGCCTGTGATGCCGTGGGGATACTGCGAACTATCAGAGCGAGCCGAACAACAGGTTTATCATCGCGCCGGTATTGCCATGAACGTCTAGAGGCATGAACTTGCCCATGCGATCCAGCACGCGCGCCTTATCCATTTCGGTCTTTGCGTTCAGGTAGTAGGATTCGAAGCGCGCTGCGACCTGAATCCCTCGCGCCATGGCTTCAGTTTCTTCCATCATCCATCCAATGTCGTTGATGATTTCCAGCATGCTTTCTGAGATCAGATGCCCCACATCAAAGCCATACGTCACCGAACCATCCCACCAATCCTGAAAGTAAGTGATTCCGCCATGCACGGGAACATAGGTCAGGATGCCCTTGAATCCCGGCACGATCATCGGCAACGATGGAAAGCGAACGTAGCCGTTATAGCGTCCAATTTTTTTGTAGATCGAGAGTTCGCTATAGAGCTTCGGGTTTTCCTGTTGGACCCTGCGGCCCTCGGCGTGGATGGGATGCTCGCACAGAAAGAACTGCAGATCGTCCTTCTTCCAGCAGAGATGAGCGTGATCCGCGATGAAGTTTGTTTTAGAGGCGAGAATCTTTTCGCGTCGGATTGCTCCATCGCGCTGCAGCTTTTCGTTCAGCCGGTCAATTACGGTGTCGATGTCGCCGAAGAAATCGAAGAGGTCCTGATCGCTCATCGGGTTGCCAGCCATTCTTTTACGCTTGGTGGAAGTGTCGGCTCGCGCTTATAGATGCGTTCAAGCCGGTCACTGTGGGGCCATACGATGCTGTAATCTTCGCCGGTCCATGGCTTCTGAAAGATTGGGTAATTGCGGTTCTCATCGTTCAGCACGCAGGCATCGCCGTTCCATGTGGCATCGTCGGCACGCGCGACAGAAAACTCCACACCGATGTAACAGAGGCCCGTATTAGCCCACGTGGTATCGATGAGCGTGCCCTTGTCGTCGGAGTTCCATCCGTGAAGGATGACTTGGCCGTTGGGAGCGACGGCGAAGCCCTCCACGTATTTCAGGCCATCGATTCCAGCTCTGGCAATCGCGTTACCGAAACACATCTTTTGCACGCCGATAGGCCAGCGCGGATTCCACATACCTTCGTACACGCGGCCATGAGCCAAGACGAAGCCGAACGGAGAGCGATAGCAGAGACCGGGCAAAAGCGGATAAGCAGCATCCGCCTCCGCCATTTGTTGTTTCAGTTCTTTCAGGAGCGTCATACCTCTCCTAGATATTCAAAGACGTGGATGCGTCTACCCTTGTCGTCCTGCAGCGTATCGTCGGGAAGCCGCTTTGCAATAAAGATGAGTTTGATTGCTGCGGCTTGGAAGGTAACGAAGTCAACACCTATTTCCTGTACCCATGTCGTCACATAGTCAGGTCGGTCATCCTGACCGAGGACCACTACCGTTTTAACTTTCAGATCGGCCGCAGTGAGTTCACGGCCGATCTCCTGATCTAGCTCCATTGTCCACCCATGCCGGGGATGGTATCGAGATCGGGAGCCTGTTCCTGTACCACCACATCTTCAGCGCTGGACAGAACGACACCCATGCCCTCCTGTACTTCGTTGATGCCCTCGGCGCTGTCTGCGGCAGCAGGTTCTTTTCGCGGCTGGATTTCGATGACGCGCTTGCTGTCGGGATTGAGTTGCTGATCGAGCGCAACGATGGTCTGCTGCAGGCTTGGAATCTCCTTTTGGAGTCGGCGAACGGTGGACTGCGCATCCTCCAGCTCTTTTTTGCGGACGACGAGAAGAGCTTCTGCGCTCTTAAGTGCAGCCTGAAAAGGCCCGTTGACCTGTTCTTTTCGTTTGCGGGAAGCGGTGGTTTTGTTTACAGCACCTTTGGTGCGAGCCATGTCTGTCTCCTCTGTCAATGTGGACTCCTCTTTGTAGAATTTGAGGCCTTGAGTGGTGATTATTTGCCGGTTGAAACCTGCCACTTCAAATGCGACGAACAGGTCTTCGATCAAAACCTCCCGGCTTGCGCTGGCCGGGAGGTGTGAGACGGTGTGGAGTGCAGCTACGCAACTCTCCGGATCAGGGAAGCGAATCCGGAGCATCTTCGCAGATTGCTCCGGAGTGAATTGGCCTTTATGCATGCGCTACTTTGGTGATGGGGATGGCAGGGGGGAGGAAGGTCATCGATGGTTTCAGCCTGAAGTTTCCCTCGCCTAAATTTTCAATCAGTGACCCTTCACGCTTCGCCTCCATGATCAACATCCAATTGATTTGCGAAGGAGCGTAGTGGGGCTCGGGAAGTCCTGCCTCTTTAGCGAGCGACACAATATGACGGGAGTTGAATTCTTCAGGTCCGAGGAGCGGAAAGACTGTCGCGCGAATCTCTCTAACGCCATAGCCCTTCGCCTTGTTTGGATCGCGAGGACCACGCCGTACTTTACCTTTGGTTGGCGCTGCAGGTTCGGGAAGCATCTCGATGAGTTCGGCAGCTTCTTTTGCCAAGGCTTCATGACGAGCGATGTATTGTTCAATCTGCGCCTGCTTTAGTACGTCGTTTTCCTGTTGGGCCTTGAGGTCCGCGATCTGCAGATCGTATCCTGCGATGCGCTTGCCTACACGATCCAGCTCCAGCCGAGCGCGCTCCATTAGCTCTGTCATGGGATCAGCTTTCTCAACTTTGATGTGGCGCTTCCGTTCCACGGGACGCTCTTCCGTTCTGCACTGATTGATGTAAACATTCATCGCCGCATCACCCTCGGAGTGGAGAATCCGGTTTGCTTCTTCCATTTGCTCCGAAGTCAGGCTGCGATAGCTGGAGGGTTTGGGGTTGGGTTCTGCGCGAGGCTTGCGCGGTATTTCGTGAAGGATGGGTTCTGGCGCTTCAGCCACAACCTCAACCGGCTTATTGGTGATCTCAAACTCCATCTCTTTTTCAGGAACCGGCTCACTACCCGGTATGGCGGAGAAGGGTGAGACCTTACCGCCCTCTTTGGCTTTGAGAAGATCGCCGATGGTGGTATTGAGGACAGCTTTCTTGCGTATGGTTCGCCCTCGGTCGGCTATTGCCGGATGTGTTTCCCGTAGTTCTTTACGAAGAGCATTTAAGCAATTCCTGACTCCTCGGTAGTCGCTTGGTGTTTTGGGGCATACAAAGATGTTCCCGTTTGGCAGCTCATATTTGTAGTGGTTTCGTTCGGTAATCTTCCGGCTTCCTGAATCCTTCAGCATGGCCAGAATGTCCCGCATGGCTAGGTCACTCACAGTAAATTGCACCTCCCTTTGTTGGTGTAGTCGCCAGCCTACAATGCGCAAGCGATTAAAGTCACACACAAAAGTTACATCGAAGACGTATCCCGATCAATACCCCCGATTACTTCGTGTTGCCTTATCTTACTCTGGTTTACTTTTATTTGCTCTGTATCTCATACAAAAATAAGTCACTTAGGAGGTGACAGGAGGGAATCGCTTGCGCTACGGTGTAGGTTGTAGCCCACACAGGAGAACAGGTGACTTCATCTCTCGCCGCAGCACTGAAGGTAATCACCCCGGTTATGCAGTCGGACGATCCACGGAGCGCACTGGTAGCGGCCCGATGCTACGGATTGATGCACGGGTACGACGCGCGCTGGAGCAATGCACCCTACAGGATTGACGGCGTGGAAGCCGTGCTTACCAGCGATTTGGTAAACCCGGAGACGCAGCGCAAGAGCCGAAGCTTTACCGTCGCCGGGAAGATCGATGTGCGCGCCACGGAGATCGCCACGGATGCCAAGGTGATCTTCGACCACAAGACGACCTCCTCCGACATCAGCGATCCCAATGCAGCCTACTGGCAGCAGCTCCGCATTGAAGGTCAGGTGAACCATTACATGCTGCTGGAATGGCTGAATGGGAACCGGGTAGATGGTGCGGTGTGGGATGTGATGCGGAAGCCCGGTATCGCTCCGAGCAAGCTGACCAAGCAAGAGGCGAAGGACATTGTTGCATCCGGGATGTACTACGGTCAGGAAGTAAGCCCTGAAGACGTTCGCGCGGTGATGAACGATGAGAAGCCACGCGAATCGATCTACATGTATGCGGCTCGCCTGATCCATGACTGCACGGTGGAGCGGCCGCAGTGGTACTTCCAACGTCGGCAGATTGTCAGGCTCGATTCCGAGATTTATGAATACGCCACGGAGCTATGGGACCACGGTCAGGACCTTCTGCAGGTACGCCAGACGGGACGCAACCCGCGCAACTCGGGAGCGTGCATGCTCTATGGCTCGCCGTGCCGGTATCTCGGCCTGTGCAGTGGACACGACACGTTAGAGAGCGGCAAGTGGACAAAGAAGGAATACGTTCACAACGAGCTTCCCATCCTTGGCCAGAATGCTGGCCGCGACATCCTGACCAACAGCCGCATTCGCACCTTCCAGACGTGTCGCCGTAAGCATGAGCTGGATTACGAGATCGGAATCGAGCGAGTAGATGAAGAGGAGCGTGAAGCGCTGTTCTTCGGGAACCTGTGGCATTCAGCCAGCGAAGCTTACTTTGTGGCGCTGATGCAGGCGCAGGCTGCAGGGGTGACGGCATGAGCCGGGAGCTTCGCGAGATTCGCGTGCCCTTCTTTATGCGGAGGCCGCCACGGTTCGAAGGAGATCAGCTTTTTGATCCAAGCGAAGTTATTCCGAACGTGGAGCTTCGCTTTTTCCCTGTCACGAAGGTGGATGACAGAGGTGTCTACAGATGCATGGATTGCGCCTTCTCCAATCTGGAATGGGTGGGCTTTGAGGAACAGATTCCAGAACACTCTCAGAACCATGTGCGGATGGCGCAGTGGTATGAGACGAGGATTTTGCCTTTGTTGAAACGCAGTAAATAAAAAAGGAGAACAGCATGGCTAACCCTGTGCGCACGGCCCGGCAACCGCTGTCGGGTTCGTCCACTACAACGCCAAGCAGTTCAGCTAGGACTTTGAGCCTCGCTGATGTATCCACGAAGAGTAAGAGCCCTCTTCCAAAACGGTACGCATTCCATGCGTTGCCGGGATTCGGTAAGACTTCGGTGCTGGCCTACAGCCCGAACCCGATCTTCCTCATGACCCGAGGAGAGACCGGACTGAATACGCTGATCGATGCCGGTCAGATTCCACCCACCCCATACTTCCCGGAGCTGCAGGACTGGAGCGAGTTGCTTTATGCGATTCGATTGCTGCGCGAGGGAGTTCACGATTACAAGACGGTGGTTCTCGATACTGCCAACGGTGCGGAGCGCATGCTGTACGAGCATGTATGCGAGCGGGACTTCGGTGGGGATTGGGGAGAGCGTGGCTTTGCTGGCTATCAGCGTGGTTACGAGGTCTCGATGGACGACTGGAAGAAACTGCAGAACGAGCTGGACAAGCTTCGCCTTGAGCGCAACATGACGATCTTTTATCTGATGCACACGCAGATTAAGACCTTCAAGAATCCTGCAGGCGCGGACTATGACCGTTACGTTCCGAAGATGCATGACAAGGCATGGAGCGTGGCGCAGGGCTGGTTGGATGCGATCTTCTTCGGCAACTACGAAGTGATGGTGCGACAGGGAACGAAGACGGCCGATCCGGGAAAGAAGGGCAAGGCCTCCGATCAGAGCTATCGCATTCTCTATACCGGATCGGAGCCGAATCCCATCTTCGACGCGAAGAACCGCATGGGACTTCCGCAGGAGATCGAGATGGGCGATTCCGCGCTGGAGGGTTGGAACGCACTGAGCGCAGCCCTGAAGGCAGCTCGCAGGATCGAGCCGCAGAGTGTAACGCCGGAGACGGCCGCAGAAGAGACTAAGGAGGTCGTCAATGGGTAAGCCGTATTACGAAGAGGGTCTGCACGTCGGAGAGATTACGCAGCATGGCATCGGCCGCACCAAGACTGACAAGCCGCAGATTGTCTGGCGGGTGAAGGTGTTGGGCTATCCCGAAGGGGAGAACAGCTTCAAGCCTCATCGCGGCCAGTACGAGCGGACGATCTACATGGTGATTACGGAGAAGACGGTGCCCTTCCTTACCGAGACGCTGCAGAGCATCGGCTTCGAAGGAGAGAAGGTCAGCCAGCTCAATCCAGATCATCCGCAGCATGTGGACATGCGGGGCGTGCAGGTCAATCTGTGGTGCAAGCACGAAGAGGACCTGAGCGGGGAGCCGCGTGAGCGCTGGCAGTTCAGCAAAGGAGCGACTGCGCTGGAGTTGCCGCAGCTTAGTTCGAAGGAGACGCGCGAGCTGGATTCTCTCTTCGGCAGGAACAAGAATGCGGCGAAGCCTGCAACATCGGCTCCGGCGCAGAACATTCACAATCAGGAAATCGAAGACGACGACATTCCATTTTAGGAAAGAGGGGAACTATGTACAGCGACGAAGTTCAGGAAAAGCTGAACGCAGAGAAGGCAGCAGCAGTGAACGCGGCGAATTTGATCGAGACTTGCGGTTCGGTGAATCCCGCGTATTGGAATGGCATGCTGCAAACGCAGGCCACGGGAATCAAGCAGGAGCCTTTGGCGTATCGTATTGAGCGTCAGCTTCGCAATGCTTCCAGTGATCGCGACAGGTACGCGCGTGCGCTCGATATCCTCAACCGTCACCCGGAGTTCGAAGAGCTGATCGAACTTCTCAACATGCATTTGATTTAGAAACGCGGAGGTAACACCATGTCTGACGAGCAGAATGTAACCGAGCCGGTAGAGGTTCAGCCGGAGCCCACCACGGAAGCACAACCCGAAACGCCACAGGAGCCTGCAGAGGAGCCTGCTGATCCCGAGGAGGCTCCAGCCAACACGGACGAGCCAGCGGACGAGCCTGCTACGCCTGCAGCTCCAGAGGCAACGGCTTCCGAGATTCCGGAGACCGTGGCCAAGTTGTACGAGGATGCTCATGTCGTCGCTCTGACCGGTGGCGCGCATGTCGTCCTCGCGAAGGCATCGCCACTTTCCAACCATGAAGAGCAGCGCATCTCCGGTGAGTTTCCTACTGCACAGGAAGCGCTTGACGATGCAGAACGCGTGGCCAAGCTGGTGAGCGAAGCCTATGCAGCACATGCATCACAGCCTGCGGAAGAGCAGGAAGAACCGGTACAGAGCAACGCAGAGTAAGTAAGAGTAAGTGAGAGCAACGAAGTAAAAAACCGCTTGCGCTTGTGTGGCCTGCAGCCTACATTGAAAAAACCTTGCGCCAGCACGGTGGGCTTCAGCTAACCACTGGAGCCAAAGGGTAGAGGTAGGAGAGCCCAAGACTCTCCCCTCTACCCATTCCTTTTCTTGGAAGGAGTTGTTCTCGCCTTGAGTGTTCTCGATGCATTGGATCGGCCTATCGCGTTTCATCGCGTCTTCGTGGAGCTGACGGGTAGCGTAACCGCTGCGCTGATGCTTTCGCAGATCGTGTACTGGTCGAAGCGTACCTCCGACGACAAAGGATGGTTCTACAAGACTCGCGAAGAGTGGGCCGAAGAGACAGGCATGCTTCGCCGCGAGCAGGAGACCGCGCGCAAGGCTCTGCGCAAGCATGGCTTTCTGGAAGAGAAGAGGGTGGGAGTTCCGGCGAAGCTTCACTACCGGCTGAAGTGGCAAAACCTGCAAACTAGATTGCACGAAACGTACCAGCTAGATGGTACGAATCCGCCCAACTGGATGGGCGGAAACGTACCATCTTTAATTGCAGAGACTACAACAGAGACTACAACAGAGATTAAGGCGGAGTTGCTGAAGGCATCAGTACGGCGACTCTTTACCTACTACATCGAACAGACCGGCAAGAATCCCAAACTCTACACCCTGACTGACAACCGAATGAAAAAGGGACTCTCACGTCTCGGTGACTGTCTGCAGAAGACAGGCGGAAAACTGGACAAGGCGGAGGAGATGATGGGCATGTGCATCGATGAGCTTGCCAGCAGTGACTTCCACATGGGGAAGAACGAGAACAACAGGCAATACGTGGACTGGATCGATCACCTCTTCAAGAGCACAGAAAAACTGGAATGGTGGATGAACCGATGAGCATGTTCGATGGATGCGAGTGGGTTGTCGGCTTCGGCAAAAAGAAGAAAGGCCATGCCGCGCCGAAATTGTTCTGCGGCAAGCTCCGTCAGGAGGCGTCGGCGTTCTGTCCGAAGCATGAGCTGTTTCATCAGGACTCTCTGAAGGACGAAGAGCGCAAGGCTGCAGCAGCACGCGAGCGCAAACAGGCCAAGCAGGCGGAGCTGGCAGAGCTGGCACAGAGCCCTCTGGCTGCTTATAACCCGAAGTTCGATAACAAGAATCGCCCTGTGAGGATGGACGCAGAGAAATGAACTTCACAGCAGAGCAGGCCCGAAAGTATTACGAAGCACGGATCGGCAGCGAGATTCGCAAGGTCGGCGCGAGCTACATGGCGCGTTGCCCGTTCCATGACGATCACTCGCCTTCGATGAGCTTCAACTTCGAGAAGGGAGTTTGGCACTGCCACACCGAACACATCGGCGGAGGCATGGTGGACTTCGAGATGCGCTTCAGCGGAGTGGCTGAAGGCGAGGCCGGTGCGGCCGTCTCATCGATCCTCGGTCTGTCGCAGTACCAGTTTTCACACTCCGGCAAGCCTGAAGCGATCTACGAGTATCGCGACGAACAGAGCCGTGTTTTGTATCAGGTGGTGAAGACGCGGAACTACGAGACGGGGAAGAAGCGCATCAGCGTTCGTCGGCCTGTCGGCAAGAATGGATGGGAGTACAGCATCGGCAATACCCGGCGTGTGCTGTACCAGCTTCAGGAGGTTCTGCGCGCGACAGAGATTTTGATTGTCGAAGGAGAGAAGTGCGTGGAGGCAGTACGTCAGGCGTACTGCGATCATGTCGGCGAATCGGATGCATGCATCGTGCATGGCTTTACCGCGACCACCAGCCCCTTCGGTGCGAAGAAGTGGAAGGAAGAGTTTGCTCCGTTCTTTGCCGGGAAGAAAGTGGTGGTGGTTCCGGATAACGATGACACTGGACGCGAACACATGAACCTTGTGGCCGCGTCGGTGGCCAAGTATGCGGCCGGGGTGCGCTGGCTGCAGCTTCCTCTGGACAACGAAAAGGATGACGTTGCCGATTACCTGCAGAACCATGAGTTTGGTGAACTGCTGGATTTGATTCGTAAGGCTCCTCTGTGGCGACGGCCTGACAGCAGCTCCGATCTGCTGGTGTCGGCTCCAGTCTTCATCCGGCATGTGCCTACGGTGATCGATTGGAAGCTGGATGGAATTATCGAGAAGAACACCAGCGGGTTTGTGATCGCGTTGCCGAAGTCGGGGAAGTCGTTCGCTACGGCGTGTCTTGCGGTCGCTCTGGCGGCTGGAGGCGAGTGGCTTGATTACAAGGTGTCAGAACCTACCCGCGTGGCTTTAATAAGCAGGGAGGACGCTCCGGGGCTCACGGCGAGGCGTATCCGGAGAGCGATGATCGGGATGGGATTCGATCCCAATGATGCGTTGTGGGATACCAACCTGCTGGTGAACACGCGCGATCAGAGCAAGAGCCTGATGTTGGACGATGACGAGCAGCTTACCGCGATCATCACCGAGATGCAGCGAAAGAAGATCGAGTTCTGCATTCTGGATGTGCTGAACATCCTGCACGACGCAGACGAGAACGACAACACCGAGATGCGCAAAATTCTCGGCCGGGTAACGCAGATCAGGGACGAGGTAGGTTGCCAGATTTGCGTAGTGCATCACTCCGTCAAGGATTGGGACGACACGAAGACACTTAGCCAGCTCGCGCGCGGATCGAGCGCGATTGCAGGCTTCGCGGAGTACATCATCGGTATCCGCATGGTGGATGAAGACAAGCAGGTGAGGCAGATGCGCTTTGAGACGAAGAGCGACAGCCCACAACCATCGATCTACTGGAAGATTCAGGACAAAGAGGCCGGTGTGTTGTTGGGGCGTGTGGACTATGAGCCGAAGACTGCCACGACACGAAAGAAGTTTTCGAGTATGGCGGGATGAGGTTGTTTCGGGTAGGTCCGCTGGAGTGTTGGTTTTTCCTGAAGCCGTTTTGCTTTCGCAGAGGGCTTTGGGCGATGTGGCGAAACAGATGGATCGTGAGGGGAGGAAGGATCGGATGAGCGAAGTAAAGCTGTGTGAGTGTGGATGCGGCGAAGAGACCACGATGATTGCAAAGACGGACAGGCGGAAGGGTCACGTCAAGGGCGAGTACCTGCGGTTTCTTCCGGGGCACCATGGCCGGATGCGGCTTACCGGTGGGGCGTCTACTCCAGTGCAATCTAGCACTGCGATGACGCGGGAGATTACGGAGCGCGACATTCTGAACCTGCGCGAGGCGGATGACGAAGAGGCAGCTCGCGTGCTGGATGAACGCACGGCGGTGATCGAGAGCACCACCCGGCGCTCCTTCATCGAGCTTGGTTTGATCTGCAGGGAGATGCGGGATCGGCTGCTGTGGACCAAGCGCGTGCATCCTGTAACCGGCGTGGCCTATCACTCATGGGAAGAGTGGGTGATCGTTCGGCTCGGTGTCGGTCGCAGGTCCGCATTCAAGGCAATCAGCGTACTGGAGAAGATCAGGGGCGTCTCTGTTGAGGACCTGAAGGAGATGACGCGCGCCAACGTCACCCGGCTGTCAGAGCTTTCAACCAAGGTGCAGAGCGATCCGAAGGTGATCGAGTCGGCGAAGGAAGACTCCGAAGAAGGCTTCGTGAAGATGGTGCAGGATGAGTTTCCCGATCAGCATGTAGGGAACGCTCCGACGCTGGTGTTGAAGTTCTCTCCGGAGAACCGTGGATATTTCGAGGATTGTGTGGAAATCGCAGAGTGGGCCTATGAAGTGAATGGCCGCGAGGATGCGATGTCGAATGTCTTCGCGTTCTTTCTGGATGGTTTATGCGAGCGTGAGGGCTATCACCAACAGACCAACCGCGATGCGTACGAGGCCTTTAAGAAGAGGATGACGATTGATGGGTGATGGCTGCAGCCATCATTTATGATGTGTGGTCTACAGCCTACACTGTGAAAAGGGGACCCAATGCAGCAAACTCGCCAGATGACACAATCAGAGATGTACCGGCACATGATGATGGTTCGCAAGGTTTCGGAAGAAGCTTGCCGGGAGACGTTGGAAAAGGGATGGGACTGGGCTATGGCCGGTCTGGTTGATCTTGAACTGGTAGACACAAAGGTGACCCATGGAAAACGGTTCTTTATTCTCGCTTAGGAATGAGACCGGTGCCGAGGTCGTTCTTTGTGACAAGCATGATCGTCAGATCAAAGAAGGCCTGCGCGCGCGCAACCTATGGCAGTTCGTCTCACCCGACATGCAGGAGGCAGTAGAAGGATTCCTGCAACGGCAGATGGCTGCGAGCTTGGCAGAGGATACCGACGCGGAACGGCCTGATGCTGTGTTCGATCCGTTCGTAGAGATTCACATGGAGATTCTGTTTCTGTCTATGAAGCGAATGGCGGAGACGGAGACGGAGATGAATGGATGCCCCATGTGCATCGCCCTGAATGGGGATGAGTGGATCGATGGAGCACTGAACGATATGGAGCTTCACTTCAAAAAGCAGGGCTGGATGAAGGAGACGGTGAATTGATCGAGATCGGCAAGGCTGGCATTACCCGGCGTACAGGGCTCGATCTGGAAGAACTGCGCATCGATTGCTGGAATCGCGACAACCGAAAGTGTGTGGTGTGTTTGCGTCCGGTGCGCATCTTTGCCGGTGGATTCGATTCGATGCACATGGCTCACATCCATGGCCGTGGAGCTGGCGGAGGAGATGTACTGGAGAACGTTTATACCAAGTGCATGGACTGCCACATGGGGTTGGAGCATCAGCCGAAAGCAGTTCCGAGGAAGGTGCGGTAAGTGGGTAATGGGGACCTTTCTGGTATTGCGGTGGCGTTGGTCATCATCACGATAATGTTGGCCATCAGTACGACGCAGATCATTCGCAGGCTGGACAGGATTGCATCGGAGATTGAAAAGGGAAGAGGGGCAATGGAGACGACAGCTTTGTTCCGACTGTTGCGTGCAATCGATAAGCAGCTCGGTCAGGTGCCGGAGTGGAAAGTGCTGATCGCGCAGGCGCGCAGCGAACTAGGCGCAATCGAACGGAAGAAAGAGGAGATGCGGTAATGGATGCTTATGCCGATCTGGTGGTAAGAGATGTTCTGATGGAAGAGCATGGCCTGTCGCGAGAGGTGGCCATGGACTTGGTTCGTCGCAATGCGTTCCATCGTGCGAAGTCAGAGAAGGAACTGAGGAGCATTCTGCAGGCGTGGGTGGATGCGGGATTGCTGGCATGAGTCAGATCACCTTCACCGTCTATGACAAGCCAGAGCCGCAGGGCTCGATGCGTGGGTTTAACACACGCAAAGGCATCCGGCTTACCAGCGACAACACGAAGCTGAAGCTGTATCGCCACACCATGACGCAGATCGCGCGCATGGAGATGAGCAGGGCCAATCTTACGGAGCCCATGGCAGCGAAGCATGTGCCGGTTGAAGTCTGGATGGAGTTCACCTTCGTCAGGCCTCCGAGCGTGGCGAAGAGCAGGCTGTGGCCTACAGTGAAGCCTGACATCGATAAGCTGGAGCGCGCGGTCTTCGATGCTCTGAAGGGCGTCGTCTTCGCCGATGACGGTCAGCCGGTCATTGTGCATAAGCAGAAGTGTTATGGTCCTGTTGAGCAGATACACGTGTCGGCTCGGGTCATAACGGAGGCTGGCTATGAAGGATGGGGAGGATTACCTTCGAATCTTCTTTGCGCTGCTAGTGTCCCATTGTCTAGCCATCGGGATCGGACTGCTGATTGCGGTTCTGATCGCAAGGGCGGCAGGGTGCGGAATGTAAAAAGCCGGGTCTCTTATCGAGTGTCCCGGCTGCGGTCGTTTTTGTTGAGCATGGCCAGAATCTTCCATGCAGTCTTCGAATCAAGGCTCATCCAATCGTAGTGTTTCAGCTCCATTCGTACAGCGCGTAAAGCTTTGTCGCGAACCAAGCGCAGGCGTTCCGGGTCTTCGGTGTTTGCTCGATCCTTCATCGGTCGAGTCCTTTCTTCCGTGGGGTGACTTCCAACGAGAGACATGGGAGAAAGAAAAGGGCCGCAACTCTTTTTTACGAAGGAAGCGGCCTTGTGCAGGAGGAGAGATTACAGGCTCGGGAGCTATTTTATTTTCTGCCTGAATGGCTGGAGGCGATGTGAAAGGTGAGCCATCGCCAACGATTCCACGGACGGATGTGCCACGGTGGCCGCTCCTCACAGTGAGGACAGGTGCAGGGTACACCGAGATGATTTCCGTATTTACGTGGAGCGGCGAATAGAGGCAATGAGTTCTTCGGTAAATTGCCTCTGAGGTAAGTCATATTCTCGCGCAATGCCTGCTGAAAATTCGAGGAATCGGCCGAAGGCAACGAGGAGGGTGGCTTCGGGAATTCTCGGTGGGTTGCGGGGATCGTAGTAGACGGGACCTTGTGGAGGCCCTTGGACTTCTGGAGCCGTTGTGCTGAGTTCTTTGCGGTCGGCTGCTTGCGCTGCTGGACGTGATTTATAGGGACCACGTTTCTTGCCGAGCTGGTGGGCATTCTTCTTTGTCTCCTTTGTAGCTGACGCTTTGGATTTAGGTTCATGCTCTGCGAGAGGAACCGGGGCAGGTAAGGCAACAGCAGCCAGCGCTTCCTTTTTCTTACGTTCGCGGTATTCGCGTTTCTCTTCGCGGCGGTCTTTCTTGTTACCGGAAGAGGAATCGTTTGAGGTGGGTGCTTGGTTCGCTTTCGCGAGTTCAGCCGCCTTGCGCTTGCGCTCTGAGAGGGTGGAACTGGCTGTGCCTGCGATCTTATGAACGACGCGGCGATGGGTGGAGAGACCCTTGGCAGTGTTGTAAGGCCCGACATTGCACTCGGGGCAGAAGTATTTTCCATCAGGGCCGGGAACGAGAGGTTTGGCGTTCGCGACTGTCTTGCTTGGTGACACTAGTAACTCCTTTTATCTGGCGGTAACTGTAGCATGAAAGCGCAAGTGATGCGCAAGTTATCTGGAGGTAACCTGACGCCTGAGTATCTTTGCAACCACGGGTCCGGTCCACGGACGGCCGGTTCTGGAGGCTACTTGACGCAGGTTGAAGGTCTCGGCGATTTGTTTGCAGGTCAGACCAAGCTCTTTGTGGGAGACGATAGCCGCCAGCGTAACCGCTTCCTCCGGGTGGAAGCCGAATGGTTTCCGTCCTTCGCAGCGTCCGTGACGTGCGCGTTTACGCTCACGGGCTCCACGTAGTTTCAGGACAGTCATCGCCCTGTCATATTCGGCGATGGCTCCGAATATCTGGCGCATCAGCTTGCGGCTAGGATCGTCAGAGCACAGATCGGGCTCCATGGTGGAGATAATCTGGTAACCACTCTTGCGGAGGTCGGCGATGATGGTTTCCTGCACCATCAGATCGCGCGCTAACCGGTCAAGGCGCTCTATCAGGATGGTTTTGCAGTTGGAGGCCTCAAGAGCTGCCAGAAGGCGTTGCAGGGCCGGTCTATTCTCCAGCTCATTGGCTCCGCAGACTCCCTCCTCCCGGAAGACTTCCGTCAGGTCCCAATTGTGGGCTGCAGCATACTTGCTGCAGGCGTTGAACTGTCGGTCGAAGCCATCACCGTCTAGCTGACCAAGGCCGGAGACACGTAGGTAAGCAAAGCAAGGTTCGGTCATTTGGTCCCCTTTTTCGCTGCTGCGGTGCATGGCCCGAATTTTCGCATCGGGCAATGTTCGCTGAATTTATTTGCGGGTCGCTCACAATAGACGCACGGTTTAGTCATTCATCCCCATTTCTAGCGGCGTGCCCACCAGCACCTCACCCACTAGGGGATCGTGTGAGCCGTAGCGGTAATGGGTAGTGGCGACATGATTGATGGGCTTGCCTCGGAGCTTGCCTTCTTCGTCCACCATCATGATTTGGTGATCGTGGGTCCAGATCATCTGGATGTAGCCGCCAACGAGGGTCTGCATCTCTTCAAGGCTGAAGGTTGCCCCATCCAAGGGGTGAACCTCCTCCTGATGGCCGGTCGTTCGGAATAGAGTCGCCATGTTATTCGAGCGTCCTTTTGCGCTCGGGTTTGGGTAATAGGGCATGCGAGGTATCGCGAGGCCCACGCGGACGGCCTATCTTTTTTGGGCCGTTCCATTGGCGCGATTTGCACTGTGGGCACATCGCAGGTAATTGGCGCGTGATGGAAATCCATTTGTGATTGCAACTGTCACAGGTACATTGACGTGCAGGAACTTGCACATTCTTGACCACTTGTAAGGGTCCTCCCTCTCTATAGGGACCGTTATACGCCTTTCAGGAGTTCGGACAGAGTTATGCCGAATCCTATCGAGATGGCTTCGAGCATTTGCAGGCTGGCGTTTACGTCTCCATGCTCAAGATGGACATAGTGACTGCGATCCAAGCCCCATTGATCGGCGAGGTCTTTTTGTGTGAGCCCTTGCTTTAGCCGGAGAGACTTCAAGCGGTCGCCGAAGCGTGTCTCCACCTGTTCCACGGTCCCCTTGGAGCGACGGGGTGTTTTGACTGTCTTCTTTGTTTTCACGGGTAAATATCCTTTGCCAGCAGGGTAAGAGGATGGATAACCAATCCATCCTTGGAGTTCGATGCAGTTTCAAGAAACGCGAGAAAGAATGTAGCCTAGAGCCATCATCTGAATTGCTTGCGCCAAAGTCAAACAAAAAGGCGTTTATTGTTACTACTTTCTTTTGGCTGGTGCCGGATTGGTTCCATTGTCAACGAGTTGTTGCAGGTTGGCGATGACGTAATCCCGGAGGGTCATCTTGCTGCGCAATGCTGCCATTTTGAGATCGGTGAGCAGTTGGGCCGGGAATTCTTTGATGCTGAGGACGGACAGTTCAGTGTCGGGCATGGGGTTCTGATTCTCCTGTTGCAATCGGTTGGGCCGCTTATCAGGGCCGTTTATCAAGGCCCCTTATCAAGGCCGGTTATCAAAGGGCTAACGATGAAGCCAGAAGTTCGCTATGGCCGTCTGGTAGTAGAGCACGGTCACGCGGTAGTCATGGGCTGCGCGTGGATCGGTGTGGGCTGTAGCCTCTGCGAGCGTTTTGAGTTCAGCCCTGCGCGCGCATAAGCGCTGATACTCCGCCGTATCGCGCGCGCGTAGGTCGTCAAGGATTGTTTGGGGCATGGGCGTCCTTTTTGGGTGTGTTCGGTGGTGTGGGTGGCGCAAGTGCAATATTGCACTGGTAAGACGCCTGATGGGTGGAGGGTCGCGAGGTGGCAGTGTGCTTGTGCCGTGCATGCCAGTCCTGTAGAAGGACCGGCACCACGACAACGGTAAGGATGGCGAGGAACCAAAGCAAGACTTCCAAAAAGGTTTTCATTGGCGAGGCTTCCTATGTTTCGGATTGGGCACCAATTCTAAATTGGGTTTATGCCAGTGTTTTGGACTGACAGGAGCATAGGCGATATAGTTCCGCTCCGCGTGAGCAGGGTTGAGGCGGATGGTTTCCGTGAAACGCTCGCCGTACCAGCGGTAACTAAAATCACCCTGCGCAGTTTTGGCGAAGTTGATTAAGTCCTGCATGCTGACGAAAGACTCCATCATAGGGAGCCTCCGTTTAGCCGTCTGGCGCGCCGTCTGGCGTTGGTTAGAGACTTGTACCGGTGTATGCGTCCGCTGCGGTCTTTGATAGCTATGGGAGGCCCGGAAAGGGTTCCATAGGCTTCAAGGGTGGCATGCGTGTCCAGAATCCATGCATGCCCTCTGTAGGTGTGTACGGTGTAGCGAGGGGAGTCCATAGTTCTCCTTTAGTGCCGTTGGTGCGGCTGATTGGGTGAGTTGCCTATTTTTCGCGCGCGAGATCCCAAACGTGAAAATTGGCAGAGGTGTGATACCCGTTATGCGCCTCAACCCGTTCCTCAGAGAAAAACCAGCATGAGCCCTCGCGCCGTTCGCCTGTAGGCTGGAACCGGTCGATAGAGATGCCCGGATTGAGGCCTCCGCTGAAGCTGCAGTTTCCATCTCTGCCGAGGTAGAAGGATGCGCCGAAACGGCCATCTGTAAGTTGCAGGCTGTCTCCCCAATGATGTGCGACACGCAGAAGCTTGTCTCCATCGCGTACAAAGTCACCTACAGCGATGAAGGAGCGCGCGTCTATGTGCTTCTGGTATTTGGCGAGCAGTTCGGTGTTGGTTGTGTTGGCCTGTTCTAAACGCTTGGTTGCCCATCCGTTGTTATGGGAGTATTGCTGTAGTTCGGCGTAGTTCATGGCGAGGAATTCTCCTTTTGAGTTCTGGCGTTGGTCTCGTCAGCATGCGCATAACGCATGGACGGGCATGATGCCCGTTTCGACCTATTCCACATCTACGGCAAATAGCTCGAACACTTCCGGATAACGTGGGTCCTTTTGAAAGATGGATTCATGCTGGATTTTCATATCGCTGCGCATGATGCTGATAAAGCCATACATCGTTAGCTCTGCGATGTATGTCCGCCCATCACTTCCGTCCACGATGCGCGCCTTATCGGCATAGGTAAGGGTTTTAGCCGCGCCTGTAGTGGCACGCGTGCCGCGTTCACCCTTGCCGGGTCTCTTCTCAATCTCAAAGATGGCTGTCACTCGTTTGGAACCGCTAGGCCAGTTTTCAATTACCGCTTTCATGCGTGGGTTGCTATATGTCAGGGTTGCGGGTGTGTCGTTCATCGGTGTAACTCCTTTAGGTTTGCGCTGGTGGCGCGTTGGGTTGGTGTTGCGTTTAGTTGGTGGAACCTGCGCGACGTTGAAGCATCGCGTGGAAGGAACGCGCCCGCGAACCGTTGGCGTCTTTAGGCTTTCGATACTTCACTCTGTCAGCCTCGAACAATAAGGCGTTTACTTGGTCGGTTGATAGCTTGTGAAAGTCTCCACCTACAGGGCAATTGCAGAGGTGCAAAATTGCGCGTGCGTTATAGGTGTTTTCTTCTTTGGTCAGGCGAGGCATGTGTTCTCCTTTTTGGGTTGGGTATCAGTTACATGGAATAGAGCAGGCCGTCGTCACCCGCGTAAATCTCGCACTCGCCAAAGGCCTTTGAGGTGGCTGTCATACGTTCACCTTCTTCTTCTGGCCAGTCGCCATCCCAGAAGCCAGCGCCGTGCCCATTACGCGTCAGCCAGAAGTCATGTCCAGCGCTTTTATAATCGGAATCAATCTCGCGGTCGTGTGCAGCTTCAAACACCGCGCAGTCATGGATGAGCTGACGCGCGAGGGCAAAAGAAACATCATCAACGTCTTTATCCTGCATTGACTCGTCAGAATCGGGAGTGACCTCTGTAAAGAAAAGGGCCTCCACATAGGCCGTTAGAAAGTCGCTTTTGCGCATTGCATCGCGCAATATCTTCGAACCGTTGAATGCCTCGGGAGTAGGAATAACCGTCCATTGGCCTATTTGGTTTTGGCGCTCATCGTCCAATACAGGACCCGCATCGCCAACTGTGGGAGTAGGTTTAGCACAATAGCTTTTTGCGCCAACATTTATCAGGGCGCTTTTGAGTCCATCGCGGACGGTTTGGAAGTCGTCGCGCTTGCCGGGTAGATCGATAGTTAATCTGAATTGCATAGCGAGTAAATCTCCTTTGTGGTGCGGTCTCATCGGTACGCGCATGCACGCGTAGACGGCCTATACAGGCCGTTTCGACCTATGGGAGTAGTTTGGGCGTGTCATCAGGTGATAAATAGACTGTGGCTGTCGCTTGCTTGCCGCAAAAGGTTCCAGCCTGTACCAGTGCGAAACCTGCAGGTAGACGCTTGAGGGTGGCATTGCCCCGTTCGTCTACGATGACATCACGGTTCTCTGTGTTCGCCACTCCGGCAAGGTCATAAAAGGGATGGGTTGACGTTGGGAGGGCCTTTCGCTGACGTGTCGCAATGTGAACGATGGCATATTCGTCACGGCTTCCCCCATCCCAATAGGAGTTGATGTTTTTGCCGTGTTCAGCGTTGAATTCGCTTATTGATGCTTTGGTTTTGCGATAGTTGGGGAATGCTGCAGTAACGATTGCTTTGAGTGCAGGGTTGGCGTTTAGCATCTGGCTGTTCATTTTGTTTTTCTCCTTTAGTGCCTGACGTTGGTCTCATCAGTGCATGCTTTACATGCAGACGGCCATAGATGGCCGTTTCGACCTGTTAGCTGTTTTAGTCTCTGCGACGAAAGAACGATGCGAGTTGATTCGGGTTTGCTGCGCGAGCTTCTTTCAGCGTGGAGTAATTGGTATCTTGCCAAGTTGGAACTTTGGCCGCAGTTTCACCAAGCGTCAACTGTTGAACTTTGTACTTCGTTTGAGGTTGCGCCTTTGTGGCTGTTTCCATCTCTGTCAGCGCGTCTTCAAGGCGCGCCTGCATTTCGCCTATGAACCGTACATGCTCGCGTAGATGGACCATTGAAGGGCGTTCATCAGTTGCGAGTTGTGCGATGTGTTCGCAGGCGTCCAATATTGCGACAATACGACGTGACAGCGATTTTTGCGCCTCTGTTCCGTTGTGCAGTGTGTTCAAGCGTTGGACTAGTGCTGTGGTCATCATGGCGAAAATTCTCCTTTTTATTGGGTAATGGGTTTTACGCTGCAACGGCATCCAAAATGATGGATGCCGTTCGCGAGATGATTTCAAGGGATGATGCGAACCCATCCGCATCGCCGTTATAGAGCTTGATGTAATCAACGCTTGATGTCGTCATGTCCAGCCCGATAGAGGAACCGACGATAAACGCAACGGCCTCCGCTTCAAGCTCGCGGGAGTTCTTTGTGGTGCCTTTGCGTTTGTCACCCTTGTGCATCAGTTCATGCGCGACTTCATGGGTGAAGGTGCTGAACAGTTCAGCGCCATTGCTGCAAGGTGCAAGCTTGATTGATCCACCTTCAGACATACCTTTTGCAGGCAGGATGTCTTCCACGTCTTCCGTGACTGTGATGTCATTAGACGCGCAATACGCTAACAGGCCTTGATAGGCTTGCGATGCGTCACCCGTTGCAGTTGCAAACTCCGGTAGTGCCTCGCCATCAGTTTGCGACACGTCAAAGACGCATACAGACCTGAAGCCAAACACAAAAGCTTTATCCTCTGCGGATGCTTCGTCTTTCTTCTTTCCGACCATTGGCGCGAGAATGCGAATCGCCTTAGAACCCTTTTTCACAAAGCGGTTATGATCCTTCCACGCATTGAAGCCTGCAACGCGCGTTGCATCAGGGCACTGTGTCCAGATGAGCAATTGATTGCCCCATGAATACTTATGAAAGTTGCCCATTGCTTTGAGGTACGCGGTTAGTGCATCGCTGTTTCCTGCCTGCAGCATCGCAGTCAACTTTGCGATTGCCTCGGTGATAGCTTCTTTGCCGTTTGTTTTGGTCGTCTCTGACATTGGTATTACTCCTTTAGTCCCGTTTGGTGACGGGTGAGTGTTCGGGTTAGCCGTTTATGGTGCCTGCAACATAATCTTCTTTGGTCATATACATCTCGCGTACGACATCAGGCGCATCTAGCCAGTCACAACCTAAAACCCATTCATAACCGGATTTCATGGCCGTTTCAGCATCGCTATAAAAGCATGTAAACGTGCGTCCATCGGTGTATCCCCATTGCAGGAGAAACCCAACATGCTTGCCGTTATGGTCGAAAGCTTCGATCAAAGTGGCGTATGCGGTTTGGTCATAAGCTCCGCTGCATTTCCAGTTGTTCATCGGGTGAGCCATTGCGAGTTCTCCTTTGCGTCTTCCGTCTTCCGTCTTCTTAAAGCATTGTACAGCATTTACAGTGAACACTGTCAACACGGTATTTGATAGAATAATTTCAGCCCGTCACCCATGGGCACCAAAGGAGTAATTCTCGCTATGACTGACCAAACCATAACGGCCATTGCAACGGCCTCAATTCCGACCATCGTTGTCATCCTTGCCTATTTCCTGAATCGGAGGGAATCGCAGGACTTGCGTACTGATATCCGCTCTGACCTGCAGCTTTTACGTTCTGACCTTGGCAGTATCCGTGCCGAGATATTGCAGGTACGAACCGAGTTCAACGGCAAGCTTGCACAGATGCACGCCGATACCATGACAGTGGTGAAGCTTCACACCGAGCTAGATAAACGCGTCACTAGACTGGAAGACGCATAGACGTTCACCGTGCCGAATCCTTTAGCGGTAAGTGAATCGTGCAGCGTGGTAGCTGTGGCCGGTACGTAACCCGGCAAACTGACGGCCATGAACCCGAAACCTCTCCCATAAGGTTTCACTCATGGCCGTCAGGCCGTTTGGACATAAACCCGAACCCGAAACACTCTTCTCCTCCTTCCCTAAGAACAGAACATGCATAAAGGCCTAAGACAAAGATGAATGGCCTGAGACATCCCACCTCCATCAGGATCATCATGCAGCCCATCTCTAAACCTGCATACCCTGTACAGGTTTCATAGAGCGCTATTCCGTGACGTGAGGCCCTTGCGGGGCAAGCTCAAAAGGTTTTTGTACCGTTATCAAGACCTGCGCAAACGCAGGTCTAAACGCAGGCCATGACGCGCGCCATTGTCTAGTAGTTGCACGCGTTGGCTAGACGCATAAATGCCCGTAAACATTGATGTTTGGGCATGCAGAGGCTAATTCTACGGAATGGGTTACAGGGCACGCATCCCAACGCTCAGGGCATGGGTTCGACCCGCTCCAATGGACTAGATAGGCCATGGCCCGGGCTAATTTATTTGTCCGCACCCCCACCCCCACCCATGGCATTGACGCATCCGCCAGCCCGGTTTTTTACAGCAAAAAAAATAGAAAAAGTAGGCCCTAGACTACAGGGGCGATTAGTAGTAGTTGTAGTAGGTGATCGTGTTGGAGGACAATGGCTTGACTACTACTACTACCGAACTGAAATGCGAGCGTTGCGGATGGGATTGGGAGCCTATGAATCCGGATGCATTGCCGAGGGTCTGTCCACGTTGCAAGAGCTACAAGTGGATGGAGGCGCGCTCTGCGATGCCCACCAATCGCGCTACGAAGACCGTGGCGGGTCCGGTGGCCGAAGAGCGAGTGATTGTGTATGGGGAGGATGCGGGATGACCGTGAGGACGTATGTGCCGCTTTGCAAGCATTGCAGACAGCTTCGCAAGAGACACTTGAAGGCGAACCGACTGAAGGGGATTTGGTATTGCCCGGTGGGTGGCACGCTCTATGAACCGGAAGAGTTCAAGGTAGCGCAACCGCCGATCCCGAAACCCGTTGGCGGCTATCTGGCGAGGACGACCGTGGAGCTGTATGCGCGGATGGTCCCGAAGACGGATGAACAGATGGACATGCAGTCGATGGCGGTTGAGCTTTTGGAGAGCTATTGCAAGGAGGGTAAGTGACCGAGGTGAAGAAGGGGGATCGAGTGCGCGTCAGGCGTCTCGGGTCCAATGACGATTGGTGCATCTGCGGTGTCGTGCTGGTATCTCCGAACGGGCAATCGCTGGCTTTGGTTCCTGTGGATGGCGCTGTGCATACGGAGCGTGGCGGGATCGTGACCGGGTTCATTCCTGTCACGGTGATCGGTGACAACGCCTACGAGGTGGGGACTATGACCAAGCTGGAGATGGATCGATGGAGGCCGCAGTGAGGTTTGCAACGACGACAAAGGCGACGTTGACCAAGGCGGAGAGCTGGCAGCAGTCATTGATGCTCTACGAGAGCACAGAGAAGGACTATCCCGAGTTCTGGAATCGCCTCTATCCGCGACGCTATAGCGATGTCGGTTCTTATGACAGCCCTAAAGCGGTGGGACGGGCGCTGATCGATGCAATTTTCTCCTACGTCCAACACAAGGGTGGAATAAACGAGCAGGCCGAGGTGCTGTGGGCATCGCTGATGGTGCGCTACAAGGTGCCTACCTATTACCTGAGTCGCGATCTGGCTGAGGCGCTGCTGAAGACCACGCCAGTCGAAACGATTGACTGGACGGATATGAAGCTGCCATTGCCGTGTGCGGCCTTCATGCTGCCACGCGACTTGCTTCCGCACCCCGGCGAGGAAGGTTACATCTCTTTCGTCTCTTACAGCCGAACGATGGAGAACCATCGCGAGCCGGTGCCCTACCCCCTTCCGAGCAAGTTGGAGCTGCACTGCATGAAGACCAACTTCAACATCTTCGCGCGGGTCCACAACGGCTGCACCCTGCACTGGACGCTGGATGACAGCTACCGGCTCATCGACTTCAAGCAGGTTGGAGAGGACTTAGAGGCCCAACCTTGGCATGACAGCGCGCTCAGGGAGACTCAACTTGATAGCTCCGATCAGGCGGTGATGACGCGATGCGTGAACCTGCTTTTCAACATCCTGCTGCTGATGACGGCCAAGAGCGAGATGGTGGAGTGCGGCCAGATATTGAAGCGGGTTCGCTTCGGCAAGAGCGGCTTCATCGAATACTGGTCCCCTCATGTGATCGGGCGCTCCTACAAGATTCGGCGCGAGCATCACCTCGGTGACGGCAATCATGCTTCGCCTCGCGGTCATTGGGTGTCGGGCTTCTGGCGCGAACAGCCCCACGGTCCCGGTCGCACCCTGCGCCGTACTCTCTGGATTGAGCCGTTCTTTCGTGGAGGTGGTCTATGAGCGAGATGGAGCCGAAGGAATGCAAGCACGATGGCGGGTTTCACTACGAGGACCCCGGCCCATACAGCGATGACATCGTGTTGAAGATTTGCAACCTGTGTGAGCGCGATGTGCCGGATGAGGACCTGAGAGCCGCAGCGCAGATCGCCATCCTGCAGCAGGGCAGGTGGCCGTTTGATCCTCCTCCGCAGAAGGAACCGGTTACAAACTGTAACCAGTTGCAGCGGTACAAGGTGGTGCCGCATGAGGAATGGAGCGACAGCGGCTCCGGACGTACTTGGCTCGATACGCGCAGGGTGAAGGACCCGGATGGGGACTATGTGCTTCATGCCGACTGCGCGAAGCTGGAGGCCGAACTTGTCGATGCCAGACGGATCGCCGGAGATGCGCTGGATCGGGCGCAACGCGCGATTGAGGAGCGGGATCGATTGAAGGAACGCCTTGGCGATGCAGGCTGGCAGATCGATGCGGCGAGGCAGCGGCAAGAGGAGACGGAGAGGCGGGGCGGGGCGAATGATTCGGTTTGATAAGAAGATCGTGGGCTTTTGGTATCTCGAAACCATTCCGGGGTATCAGGACTGGATGGCTTCGGTTCGCGAGATCGAGCCGGAGCGTAAGTACGAGGTGATGTATCGCTTTCGCTACTACAAGGACGATAAGGTCTTCGACTCCAAAGATCGCAAGAATTGGTACAGAGCGGAGCCATCCCAAACGCGAGCCTACGTGGTGGCCGGGATTCGCGCTGCTGCGCGGAAGCTGGAGGAGGTTTCGAGGGGTGGCAAGCTCTATGAGCTGATGAACGATGGCGACTTTGAGAAGTTCAAGCGCGAATTCGAGAATCTTCCTTTCGTCTTCATGAGGATGGAGAAGAAGGTGCCGGAGTGAAGGGGATCGAGAATCACTTCCGGCCGGACGGCACCTGCGACTGCCCTATGGACGGCAAATGCTGCGAGTGCGGCAAGCCCTGCAACGATCACGACATCATCGGCAACGGCGATCCGCTCTGCGATTGGTGGTGTGGGGAGTGCATCAACCGGCATCTGGACGAGGACGCGAGGCGTGTGGCATGCGAGTGACGATGGTGATGCTTAGGTTCGTTGTGGATGTCGTGACCCCGATTCTGATCGGGGCTGCAATCGGCTTCCTCCTGTCCCCGAAAATTTAATGCGCAAGTGAAAGCGCAAGTGATATACAGTGTAGGTCGCAGCCTACAGGGGAGGATTTGAATGACGGAAGCCGAAATCGAGAATGAGACGTGGGCTAGGCCCGGTAACGAGGCGACGGTGGATGAGGCGCGCCGGTCCATTGTGACCACGCGCGAAGACATCAGAAATCACGTCGTCATGTTGACGATGATTGCGGAGCTGGCGCGATTTACAGATGAGTGCAACGAGGCTCTTCTGGTGTGTTCGAAGGAAGGAACAGCCGCGAGCGCTCAGGTTTGTTCGCTTCGCATCTTGACGGCATCCAGAGAGCTGACGCTGCAGGTTCAAGACATCGGAGGCGGGATCGGCCCCTTGTTGATGGGGTTGCTCCGGCACTCGCGTTGGGTGGGTTGCCCTGCCTCGTTTCACGAGGAGGCGGAGGAGAAGATGGCGGCAACGATGGCGAGGGAGGCTAAGCACTGATGCCGAAGAAGACGACGAAGAAGGTGCTGGAGCCGGTTCCGGGAGTGATTGAGGTAACAATTCCGGTGAAGCTGCATGCGGAACTGCTGGAGGACGCCAAGCGGGAAGGCGTCACGCTGGAAGAGCTAACCCTGTCGGTCCTGTCGGCGGCTGTGGCGCGCAGGAACGGACACAGGCAGGGCATCGTGGATGGCGTGATGGCGACTCTCGGAGTCCTAGAGAAGCTGCAGGCGCAGCAGAAGAAATCGAAACGCAAAGGAGCAAAAGCTTGATTGCGACGATGGTGAATGATCCGATCCAGCAGCGGAGCCTGTTGCTGGTGATCTTGGAGAAGAACAACGTGGACCGCATGGCGATGGCTGATCCGGTGACGCTGGAGCCTGCAGCCGATAGCGGGGTGTTACCGCCTCCGCAGTTCCCGCAACGATTCAGCGTCTTCATCGCCTATGAGCCCGACAGCGCCGAGCTATACCGACGCCTGCAGGGCGACAAGGCGGAGTTTATGAAGTGGCTGGAGCGCGGCTACAAGTTCGATGAGTCGATAGACGGTGTAGCTCAGGCGATGATTCATATTGCGAAGATGGCAGGCGGGAGGTCCCATTGAAGAAGATGGCTTCGTTTAGAGTTCCGAAGCGGTTGTGCCCAAAGTGCGGGTACGAGATGGATGGCGTTTCACCTCTCGAAGGGGACGCGAAGCCTGAGCCGGGTGATGTCTCGATCTGCATGGATTGCGGGGCGATCCTGCGGGTGATGGAGGGCGACAACTTTGCCCCTGAAGGCAGGCCAGAGGTGTTGAGCGATCCTCAAATCCTCAAGCTTCAGGCTGCAGCGCTGGAGGTCATAGACCGCGTGAAGAAGGGCTGGAAGCCGCTCATCTGCCCTTGCTGCGATGGCTTGCTTCCGGAGGAATTGCGCGCGTATGGCGGTGGCCTGAAGCCGGGTATTGTGATTATCTGCGCGTATTGCGCGAACGTCATTCTGTTTTCGAAGGATGGAGTCTTCGTGCCGGAGACGGATGAAGAGCTTCTGAGCAGTGAAGCCATGGTAGCTGCGCGCAAGTTTATTCAGGAGACTATCGACAATCGAAAGGCCAGAGCGAATTGAAAGAAGACTGGCGTCCACCTACAGCAGAAGAGCTGGCGGAGATCAGAAGCTACGCCGCAAACTGTTTACTCGCAGCCCACTATAAGGAGTTTTTAGAATGGAAGGACAAGCTGGTGATATTTCTGCACAGCCGGAAGATCGAGCTGGAGCAAGAGGGTTGAGAGCGAAGGCATTCTGGACGGTCACGGCGGGAATCATTCCCGGAGACGCGATGCCGGAGTACGGGAGGCAGTGGTGCTACACCGACGTTAATTTTGAGCACGATCAAAGTCTCGGCAGTAGTGAAGAAGAGAGAATCTTCGTGCGCATGGATCGCGAAGCGCATGACTATGCGAAATCGGTTACGCATCCGAGTTACGTGAATTGGGTGAAAGTGGAGTTTTTATGGATTTGAGAGACGTTTTGCAGTCGATGGACGTGGCAGGGTTTTCGCTGGAGCAGAAGATGGTGCTGCTGCTGTCGGCATCGTATATGCTCGCTTCGAATATGGCCGCAGTGACGGCAGACGACCATGGAGCAAAGGTGATGCGCGGAGCGATGGAGCTGTACTTCTGCATCTTTCGTGCGGCATTCCCGGAAGGTCCGATGCAGGCACAGATCGCCGTGCAGGAGTTTTCGAAGAAGCTCGGCGTTGTGCCTGAAGAGATGTGGAAGGAGAGGCCCAATTGATGACGACAGAAATTCTATGCAAATGCGGCAGGCCACTGCACTACGAGAACGACGAGTCGCGACAGTTTATGGAGCGGCTTGTGGCCGAGAGCGGGGAGTTCATCAAAGTGACGCGTGAGGATCGGAGCTGGATGGTGCCTCGCCACTACATCGCGCTGCATGGACTGAAGGCGGAAGAGCTGCCATTTTTGGGATTTGAGGAAGTGACGCATGCCGAGTGACATCAATCGCCATTTTCATTGCCGGAAATGTCTTGAAGAGCGGCCGAAAGGTGTGAGCGCGATGGACTGGCAATCTATCGAAGTGGGCCTGACCAAAGAAGGATTTTTTCAGGTCTGGTGCAAGCGTCATGACATGAACGTCGTTACCACGGAAGAGGAGATGACGATCCAATGAGCACGACTGCACTGCGTCATGACATTCCTTCGCCTCCGCTGTTCATGCAGAAGCTTCCCATCGACGAACGCGGTTACCCGGTGCCGTACTTCGTTCAGTGGATCGACGGCAAGCCGGAGTTTCGCATCATGGATGCAAAGAAGCTGGTGCTATGCGTGAACGAGCGGCTGTGCTGGATATGCGGAGGCCGCTTGTTTCGCGAGATGGTCTTCGTCGCCGGTCCTATGTGCGCTATCAATCGCATCAGCTCAGAGCCTCCCTCGCATCGTGAATGCGCGCGCTATGCGGCGATGGCCTGCCCATTTCTCGTCAAACCGCACATGATACGCAGAGATGATGGTTTACCGGAAAAGCAGATGGCTCAAGGGGCGATTCTGCGCAATCCCGGCGTCGTGATGCTCTGGTTTTGCTATCGCTACACAGCAGAGAAGGTGAATCCCGGCGTCGTCTTCGATATGGGCTCGCCGTTTCAGGTGGAGTGGTATGTGCAGGGACGGCCAGCCATGCGTGCCGAGGTAGAGCAGTCGATTGTAAGCGGCCTACCCTTTCTGCGTGAGGCAGCGCAGGTCGGCACAGAACACGATGAAGAGGCCCTGCAGAAGCTTGTGCGAGCCGCAACGCGCTTTCTGCCAAGGAAATGACATGGAGATACACGATGCCGAGGCCAGCTTTGCTGCGGCCGTTTACGCAAACAAGTACATCGAGCATGGATTGATGCCGATGTGGACGATCTACGAACATCCTTTGGACTTCCCGGCTCATTTCGTGGTGCGGATGCATCTGGCGAATGGAGAAGGAGAGATCAAGGTTCATCGATTCGGCGTGGTGTGCATGTCGCTGGATGAGGCTCGCGCGCAGGTTCCGAAGTATTGTGCGATGTTTCAGCGCGACCCTGCGGACGATCCGACGATTGTTGAAACATGGCTGTGAGAGGGAAAGACAATGCCAATGGAGCGGGAGGCAATACGAAAGTTTTTAGAGTCGGACAGCCCACAGGCGCGCATGCTCAAAGATGCGTTTCGCAAAGGGCTGATCGGCAACGCGGCGGAGCTTGGCCCTCCGGAGCCGGGAGAAAAGATCGCCTTGGTGATCGGACCCTCAACCGACATCATCGGCTCGAAACAGGTGACGTGTTCCTGCGGCCAAAAAGGCTGGATTTCGCCGTCATCGCAGGAGTTGATGGTCGAAAAAGGTCCAGAGAACTTCGAGTTTATGTGTACGTTTTGTTTGCCGGGAAAGGTGGAAGAGATGAAAAAAGAACAAAAGGAGACTAACCAGTGAATTCGATTATTGTGGGTGGAATCGTTGCTCTTCGCGACAAACAGCCCTATGTCGTTCTCGAAAACGAAAACGGCCGCATTGCACAGCTCTCCATTGCGGACGCAAGAAACATCGCGATGGATATCCTGCAAATGAGTTCGCGAACGGAAGCCGATGCGATCATTTTGCACTTCTTTGAAAAAAGCGATTTCCCGGACGGTGCGGCGATTGCCCTGATGGCGGATTTCCGCGTGTTTCGACAAAAGCTGGATATGGAAGCAACCGAACGCTTCCATGAAGCGGAAGAAACGTCCCACAATGCGTAGAAACCTGAAGCCGCCCTACAAGATCGGTGAACGATTCGGGTTGAAGGGCTTCATCCCGCCTGTCGCTATGGTGGAGATTGCAAAGGATCGAACTATCGGCTTGGTTTCGGCATGGATTTACGCTGGATCAAAGGCGCAATATCTTCAGATTTTGGCGAATTCCTGCTACATGCAGGGAATCGACGACGCAAGCGATGCGATGATCCGCGCAGGTTGGAAGCCTCCCGAAAAATCGTAGAAAGCGACATGAGAAGTGTGATATCTCTGTGTAGGCTGTAGCCTACATGGAGATATCACATGAATCGACGTGCGTTTTTGGGTGGTTCTACGGCCGTGGTGGCCTCTCCTTTTTTGCTGGCAACGGTGGGATGCCCGGCGAAGAACTGGATGGACAATGCAGAGGCCGATGCGCAGACCGCCACGGTAATCCTGACATCCGTCCTCGGTGTGGTGGCAGTGGCCGAGGCGAACAACCAGATTACGGCGGCAATTGCGGGGAAGATTCGACAGGCAGCGCAGATCGTCCAGACCACTCTGAATGAGCTGGTAACGCTGATCCACGATTACAAGACTTCGCCCTCCGATACCGTTCTCGGTAAGATCGGCGACACGCTGAACCAACTGGCCAGCCAGCTTCCGAGCGTGTTGGATGGCATTCTGATCGAGAATGCGCAAGCGCGGACGGCGATCACCTCGGGACTGGCATTGCTGATCTCCATCGTGGCAGCTCTGCAGATCATCGTTCCTGCGATCCAGAATGCGTCGGCAGGGCCGCAGGCAAGGGCTCGGGTGGCCAAGCCTACGGTGAAGGGTGGCAACGTCGTCCTGCCCTCCCGTGACGCTGTGGTGAGCCTGTACAACTCGGTACTGGTGCAGAACGGTTACCCCGGACAGCAAATTGAGTAGCCGGAGGAAGACGCTGGCGCAGGCGATTGCCACGATGGAGGGCTTCTATGCCTCCGACAATACGCGTGCGAAGCGGAACAACAATCCCGGCAATATCGAATATGGAAGCTTTGCGAAGCGCTATGGAGCGACAGGGAGCGATGGCAGGTTTGCGATCTTCCCGGATGCTGCCAGCGGCTTCAAGGCACTGGAGGGGCTGCTGTTGTCTCCAGCCTACATCCAGTTGACGGTGGCAGAGGCGATTGCGAAGTACGCTCCGGCCAATGAAAACGATACGAAGAACTACATTGCGATGGTCTGCGAGTGGACAGGGCTGCAGCCTACATCGATTCTCGGAGAAACTGAAATTTTTGTTTAGCCGATAGCGCAAGTGAGAGCGCAAGCGTGCTATATTTTTCTCTCAGTCGCAAGGAGGCATGAGGGGAATCCTATGGCAAAGTTGCATGAGCTTTTGGCAGTCGAATCGAACCTGAAGGGGCAGGCGGAGAAGTGCAGAACCGATCTGCAACATACCTTCGCGAATAAGAAACATCTGTTCGGCATGAAGATTGTGACCTACACCCCGGACGCGGAAGGTCAGTTGCCGGAGACGCGCGAGCAGAGCGACATTCAGACGACGGTGCGGAAGGAGATCGACTGGCTGAAGCCCATCGCCATGCGATTCATTGATGTGGCCTACGCTATCGACATGGCCAACACGCGCGCCAAAGCAGACATCATCACGGAGGACGGAACCACGATTGCAAAGGACGTTCCGACTACCGCTTTGCTGCAGCTTGAGAAGCGCGTGCGGGAGATGTTGGAGTTTGCCAAGACGATCCCGACGCTCGATCCGGCGAAGGGCTTCACGCAGGATTCAGCGCGCGAGACGGGTGTGTATGTGGCTCGCGAGGTAAAGAAGACCAGCACGCAGAAGAAGGACAAGTACATCACCATCACCCCGGCGACAGACAAGCATCCCGCGCAGGTGGCGAAGGAGACGGTTGACGAGCGCGTTGGTGTGATTCTGGAGCAGGAGTGGTCGGCGATGCTTACTCCTGCGGATAAGGCGAAGTTTCTGGAGCGCGGCGAAGACTTGCTGCGCGCGGTCAGCAGGGCACGTTCTCGCGCCAATGGCGAGGAGATCGATCCTACTGTAAACAAGATTGGCGGAGCGTTGCTGGATTACATCTTCCAGCCGTCACCCGCCTAACAATTTGGGTGGCCTCGAAAGAGGTTGTCCAAGGCTCAGGCTCAGGCTTAGGTTGAGGCTCACGCTGCCCTTCTCAGGGGCATTCAGGCTATCACCCAAACAGGCTCAAACCTGCGGCACAGCAAAGCGAAGCTGATGGAGTGAAATCAACCCGTGGTCGCCGGTTCGAATCCGGTCCCTGCCCCCAAAAATCCATGGCAGGGTAGCTCAGTGGTAGAGCAGCGGTTTTCAGGCTAAGACACTTCAGGTTAGCGACGTGGAAGCAACTCAGGTCCGCTTACTCGATAGCTCACTTGGTAGAGCATCTGATTTTGGATCAGAGGGTAGTGGGTTCGATTCCCACTCGAAAAATGAAGTCGGGAGGTCGGGGTACACAGGCACGTGGCTCCGGCCTTCCGCCATTAAGGAGGCAAGTGATCTTCAACTACCGGTTTGGCATTCGATCCATTCCGCCCTGCGGTGACTGTTGGGAAGACGGTCAGTGCTCGATGAACTGCGGACCTGCAGTAAAGAAAGAAGGAAAGCGTGGCGCGACTAAGACTCATAGCAATCCTGATGGTGGCGCAGATGGTAAGCCTTTTTGTGGGATTCCGAAGCGAAGAACGGATGCGGAAGATGCGCGATGAGATCAGAGCTTATTCGCTGGAGAACGCGAAGCGATTGGACGATCTGCAGTTGAAGGCCGACCGCATGAAAGAGGCGTGCGGCACACTGCGCGGTGTAGTTAAGAATTGACAATGTGGGCTGTAGCCTACAGGATAGAGGGCATGGCGCAAGCAGTGACGCAAGTGAAGGAGCAAAGGGGAAGTGAATCGACCAAAAGCGCCGACTGCCAAACAGATTGCGGAACAGAGAGCCATCGCCGATGACTGGATGAATTTCCGCAGTAAGCACCTCCTGTCTCAGGACGATTTCGCCAAGATTCTTGGCATCTCGCGCAGGACTGTTCAATACGTGGAACATGGGAACAAAAAGCGGCCGGAATGGCTTTGCATGCCATTGCCGAATACTGTGGCGAAGTTTGATCGCCTGAAGCGCAAGTTCGAACAAGAGGCTGTAAACCAGTAACGAGGAGAGCGAATGCCGGAGAGGGTGTTGAACCTGCAGTTGAACGGAGGCGAGGTCATCGAAGCGGTTCTGGATGACATCAGAACGCAGCTTCAGAAGAGCTGCTACCTGAATCAGAACAGCGCGTATGACTGGATGGCGGCAAAGATTCGGGTTGATCTGGAGCTGCACGATACAGGCATGCTCATCACCGAGACCTTCAAGTCGGAGAGCAGTGCGGGAGTGAAGCCGCAGGACCCGGATTCGATTGAGGCCCATGAGATCGAATTCGACATCGAACCCGCTCCGCCGAACGAGGTACGGGTGCAGACTTCGCAGCCGGTTCCGGTAGAGACGAAGGACTCCGATGGCCGCTCTGTGGTGAAGCACGTTCGCTATGCGAAGAAGGATGCGAAGAAGGTCGCAGCCGCAACCGCCTAGGAGGGAATGGATGGGAGACGACCAGACGGAACGGCTGGCTTCAGCGTTGGAGATTCTTGCCGAATCGGTGGCAAGAATCGCCGATGTGTTTGAGCGCCGGTTTCCGCAACGAAGACCAGCAGAAGAGGTGATCGATGCCACGGTTACACATCGTCAAACCGAAGAAGAGCAAATCAGGGAAGCGCAGGGCTACAGTGAAGAGTCCGACGAAGAATGGATCGGCCGGAGAGAAACACGGTTCAACCAAACTGAAGCCAACAAAGCTGCAAAGCAGGCGGAAAGACGCGCTAAAACGTCTCGAAGTCACTGAAGAGCAGATCGCGGAAGTTCCGGATATCTCTTCTCTGCTGAAGCAATCGCAGGGTGGCCTGAAACAGGTTCTACAGGCGATGCGCTTCTCCGCCGATGTGAACGTGCGCACCTTTCTGGAGCGCTACGATCTGATTCCGGAGCGAGATCGCGAATGCATTCCATGGGAGGCGATTGCGCTGGTTGCCAACGTGGACCCGACGCGGCTTCTCGGTTCCGCGATCCTTTCGCTGCAGCACTACAGCGCCAATGCGGTGAAGATCATCGCGCTGTCGTCTCATCCGAGGATTACGGCCAGCCGGGTGAAGTATGCGCTGGAGCCCGGTGGCGACAAAGACCGCACGGCGCTCGATACGGCGCTCGGCTTTCTGCCTACGAACAAGGGGAGCACGTTCATCATCAACCCATTGGGCAATAAGCGCGAGATAGAGTCAGGCGATGCGGCTCCGGCGCTCTCTCTGGAGCCCGTGGAGAACGATCTGGAGCGCATGTTTCCAAGCCTGACGCGCACGCAGGATTTGCTGTTGCCGGAGAACACGCGCATGTTGGAGCGTGGCCATTGAGTTACGACATGTGTGGGAAGACATGGGATGAAGAGTCGAAGCATGGGATGGCGGAGAAGACGCATGAGTGCATCGAGCCTGCAGGACACTTTATGCATTGCGTGTGCAAGTGTGGAGCACGAAAGCTGCTGCGCGAGGTGCCGATCCGCAAGTGGAATCCGCAGCCTGTACGCTCCAGACGTAACCGGAGTATGGTGTAAATCACATCGAGAGGTACATCGATAAGACTGCGTACAAGGCAGATTGGCGGGGCTTCGGCTCCGCCTTTTTTATGGTAGGCTTTAGCTGTCATTGGCGAGAATGACACTGACTTGCTCATGCAGGTCTCTCCTTTGTAGGCGTGAAAGGCGTCGGAGCGATCCGGGGCCTTTCGTGCTTAACGAACTTGTTTTGAAGCGTGTGTAGGCTGTAGGCTACACAGCACGATGTACTCGCAATCCGTCATCCTGCAAAATCTGGTGGACTTCGAACGCCGCAACGGGTGGATGCCGGAGTATCACTCTTTGGCGTGGGTGGAAGAGTTCAAGGCTTACATCGACTCGATTACGCAGGTAGACGCCAACTCCCGCAATAGCTATATCGACCTGAATACGCGTCTGACATCGCAGCGCGCGGACTGGATCAGGCGCATGATCGAGAACGAGCAGATTCTTTGCTCGCTCGATTCAAGCTATTGGGAGACGCGCTATGCGTACATCAGCGACAACAGCGCGACGATCTACAAGTTTCAGAATCGCCAGTCGCAAGAGGTCTTTGATTCGATCATCGCGGAGTTCGATGAGGAGCAGTGGCCGATTGAGTTGATGGTGTTGAAGGCGCGTCAGCTCGGCGTCTCCACCAAAGTGGCTTTGAAGTTCCTGCATCGCCTGTTGTTCATGAAGAACACGCAGGCCGTCATGGCATCGATCAATGCCGACAAATCGGAGCTGCTTGGCCGCATGATGGATATCTGCCTGAAGCATCTTCCGTGGTGGCTGATCCCGCGCCAGACGGTAGACCGAATCAAGCTGATGGAGTTTGCCAACGGCTCCGTGCTGGCGGTGCAGTCAGGATCGCAGGCAACCGGTATCGCGCAGGGTTGGACGCCAACGCTGGTACACATCTCGGAGATCGGCGACATTCCGAATCCACAGAAGGTTCTGGAAGAAGGCCTGTTCAAGGCGACTCACCCCACGCGCAAGCTGTTCGCGGTGTATGAAGGAACCGGCAACGGGAACACGGGCTGGCAGGCGAACAAGTGGCGCGCGATCAAAGAGGACTGGCCGAAGAAACGCGCGCGCCTATGCCCGATCTTTCTTTCATGGCCGTGCGCGCCGGATCAGTATCCGGAGAAGGACTGGCTGCGCAAGTTCCCGATTCCTGCAGGCTGGAGCCCGCACAAAGAGACGCGGAAGCATGTGACGCGTTGCGAGGTGTACATCCGCAACACGCCGTATCTTGCCAAGGTGATGGGGAAGAACTGGAAGATGCCACTGGAGCAACAGTGGTATTGGGAGTTCAACTATGACGAGTCGGTAAAGACCAACACGCAGAAGATTTGGCTTTCGCAGATGCCAGCAGACGACTTTGAAGCGCTGCAGGGTAAGAACGATCCCGTGTTTGAAGATCACGTGATTGAGGTGCTGGACCGGGAGCGCAACAAAAAGTTTCAGGATTACGCCATCATCGGCGACAGCATCGATGACGGCTTTGAGCCGCTTGACGATGAGATTGACTACGACAAGGAACGGATTCGCGTCTACTGGAATTCGCATCGTGGTCAGCGCTATGAGTGGGCGTTGGTTCCACTGAAGCCCTGCAGCGAAGACATCGAAGCGGCATCGCTTGGACGCGTGCGCGTGTGGGAGCCTCCGAAAGAGGGCTACGACTACACGTTCGGCATCGATACCGCCGATGGGCTGGGCACGCCGGATGAGGATCGATCGGTGCTCTCGGTGGCGCACAACGTCTTCGGAGAGTTCTGCGATGAGCAGGTGTGCGAGTTCATTCACAACCGCGTCAATGCTCCGCAGATGGTTGGATTCGCAGCCTGTCTGGCAGCGTGGTATGGACGCAAGACGAAGGACCCGCGTGGGGTGAAGTTCTGCATCGAACAGCGCGTGCGCACGGGTGATGATTGCCAACTGCAATTGAAGCTGATGGGATTCAACTACCATCACGATGCGGCCACACAGTACGACCACAAGCACCCGCGCGAAGGTCGCAGCGTGATTCAGGGATTTCGCACCAACGCAGTGACGCGTCCTTTGCTGACAGGTCGCTTCGTGGATGCCATCAACAACGGATGGTACAAGCCGAATTCAAAGTGGCTGATTGAAGAGTGCCGTGCGTGGGAGCGCAAGACATTGGCCAGCGGAAAGACGCGCATGGATCATCAGAGTGGGAAGAAGGATGATCGCATTCTCGCGGCCGGGATGAGCTATTTTTCGCGTCATCACTTCGATGTGATGGCGGAACGCGCGACGAAACGTTACACGATGCCGACAGATCGCAAGCCGCAACTGGTGACGAATTGGGTGGAGTCTACGTTGGTGACGGTCGGCGACTGGTAGGAATTTCTTGCGGGTGAGAGAAAATGTGATGTAGGCTGTAGCCAACATCGCGGCCCTCCCCTTATGACCGAACTTGAACTTGTAAAGCCTGTATCGCTTGCGCCTCTCGCGGTTGAAGAACCTGCGCAGGCGGAAGCGCAGGAACCCGTGCAGGAGATCGTCACACCACGCGGCAACGCGCAGATGGAGACGAAGATTTACTTCTGGTACAACCCTCGCACGCAGCACATCATGCAAGGCGCGCCTCCGCAGTACGACGCGATGAAGCCGATGGGATACCAGACCATCGAGTGCAATCACGCACATGAAGCGGAGAAGTGGAGCGAACGTTTGCGCACTCAGGATCAGCGCATCACCGAGATGAGCGATTACGAGCGCGAGCAGATCGAAGGTCCGATGCGTGAAGACTTGCGCAAGCAGATCAAGGCTCGCCTGCGTGAGCTGGAGAGCGGAACCGATACGAAGAACGCGCGACTGAATGCAGCGTTTATGAAGCATGCCTTGCGCATGCTGGATCAGCAGGAAGAGAAGGCAAAGACGATTCGCCAGAGCTATCTGCATGTAGAGGCCTTCGAGCATGGCCGCTAGGTCAAAACTTTCGTGCTGGCAGTGCCCACCCTTCACGGCGTCTCCAGAGGAGCGCATGGGATGGGTAGAGGAGAACGTTCAGGAGGGTGAAGGCTGGCTGCAGGGTCAGCGCTCCTATAAGAACCTGAACACGAATATGCGCATCTTCGATGCGGTATTCAACGACAAGACGAAATCGACGCTCATCACGAATGAACTGAAGTACGACGTTCGCAAGTTTGTCGAAACCCTGTCGGACATGCGCGAGATCGGGACCTATGGCTCCGACGCATCGCAGTTCAAGCGATACGCCGAGATGGAAACGCGTCTGGCGAAGGTGGTCTATCTGGAGTCGTGCTTTACCGGCCAGCTCCGGAAGACGTTGCAGTACGCGGGAGTGATGGGACGTGGCTACAACTGGCCGAAGGTGAAGACGGCGAACTACGGCTTTGGCGAGCGTCAGTTTGTCTTTGAGCCTTTGGGGTTGATGGATGTCATCCCGACACAGGTGCCGTCTTCGAACGACGTGCAGGACGCCTACAGCAATACGATCTTTGAGTACATGCCGGTTGCCGAGGCGCATGCCCGGTTTCCGCTGTATCAGGACGAGCTGCAGCCGGTGGATCGCATGCGCTACACCTCGCATGTACAGAGCCGACGCGTGGACCATGCAGAGCGATTCCGTTACGGTGCGGAGCCGCGCGACTTCGGCAGTCTCAATTGCGAGATTCGTTACACCTTCATCCGCGACATCTCGATCAATCGCTATGGAAAGTCTTTGCCGATGGGCCAGCCGGGTACGAGCTGGTTTTATGTCGTGCCTTTCCTCGGCGAACCGATCCTAGGCGGAGTGCGTGGTGGATTGCCGTTCTATCGCCCTGCGACCGAAGAAGACTGCATGATCTATCCCTACCTTCGGCTCATCATCTCCAATCGCGGGATGTCGAAGCCGATGTATGACGGCCCTGCGTTCGACTGGCATGGACAGATGCCAGCGGTGCAGTATGAGGTGGATGATTGGCCGTGGCAGGGCATCGGAAATTCGCTGGTAGGCGATGTGGGATCGATTCAGCAGGCAATTCGCAAGCTGGAGCGCAAGATGGATCAGGTGATCGGCGTGACCCTGAATCCGCCGATGGGATACGACCGGTCCGCGACAGCGGGACCGAAGATCGAGCATTTCGATCTGTTCGAAGAGGACGTTCGCGCAGGCGTGGATGGCACGCCGTCCAATGTGCTGCAATCGCTGTTGCCGGAGTCGGTGAACGTCCGCCAGACACATTTCGATTGGCTGCAGTACTTGAGCGCGAAGATGGGCAAGCAGCTCGGTCTGGAAGATGTGGCCAACCTTGCGCTTTTGAATGCCAACATTGCCAGCGATACCGCAGACAAGTTGCTGGAGAGCATTGGCCCGGTTGCCAAGGGCATCGCGGCCAACATCGAACGCTCGAATGCGAAGATTGCCTACCAGTTGAAATTCATGATTCCGCAGTGGTTCGATACCGCGCGCGTGATCTCCATGATCGGCCCTGACAACATCACGCGCGAAGTCTTCGACTACGATCCGCAGAGCTTGATTCCGAGTCATCTGGATGATGAGCTGGTGAATGGAACGTGGCCGATCAGCCCGTCGTATTACACGCAGCTCCAGCGCGCGCGGAAGTTTGCGAAGAACATCCGGCTTACTTCGGTGCCTAGCACGCTGCTGAAGGTGACGCAGATGCAGGAGCAGTTGAAGTGGCTGCAGCTCTATCGCGGTCAGGCTCCGATTGCCTTCGCCGATGTGGCGAAGAAGATGGACATCGAAAACTATGGCGAGGTTCCGGGATCGACGGGACGCGAGCGCTACATTAACGAGAAGATGCAGGACCTTCAACTGCAGGCGATGGCAGCACAGGAGGCGCAGGGGCTTGGCCTCGCCGGTCCTCCGCAGCCTGCAGGACCTACGCCGCAGCAGGGCGGAGGTAAAGGCAAGCCGGGACGACCGCCGAGCGGTCAGGCTCCGCCGAAGATCGTACAGAAGAGTGATGGACGCACCACAGTAACGGAGAGCCGATGAAGTGCCTTGATTGCGGCAGAGAAGTCTGTCCGGGATCGACCGTAACGAAGGGCTGTTATGGATGCTTGGAGGCGGCATTGAAGCTTGGATCGAAACCGGAGCGGTGGACGAAAGAAGCGCGAGAGCTATGGTTAAGCCATCAGAGGGGAACTGAATGACACCGACAGCGACACTGACTGACGAAGAGATGATCGTCAGTTCGGCTGACTATTACGTAACCGAGAGCGTGTTGAATCCGCGTGCGAGTGCTGGAGACATCATTCGCTTTGCGCGCATGAACAATCTGACCGCAGCGATTACATTCCAGATCAATCAGGGCGGAGTGCAGAAGATTGTTGTGGCGCAGAAGACCGCACTGAAAAACGAGGACGCGGTGAAAGCGCGTAAGGCAATCGGTATGCGTTCGATCTGAAAGCGCAAGCAAAATGAAATGTAGTTGACAGCCTACATTCGATATGTTTCAGTAGCGAAGACGCGAAAAATATTTCGCAAGAAATTGAGAATTGGTCTCCCCCCATCCCTATGGGAATTGTGATCGCCTCAAGAGCTGAAAAGCCCTTGAGGCTTTTCTATTTTCCGGAGGAAATCATGGCGGGAGCAAAAGGCGTGAAGGTTGTGGGCGGCATCAAGGCTGATGCATCGGCTCACCTGATGAAGAAGGGTCCGAAGCGCAAGGGCGGCGAGAAGGCCGTCAAGGGTGGCGATAAGAAGAAGTAATTCATGAGCCGGTTGGCGAGGAGCTAACCGGCGCTCCTGTTTGTGCGCGAGGAAACAAAGATGGCCGCAGCTCCTACACCCGATCCGAATCAACAGCCCGGCGCACCCGCTCCGCAGCAGGGACAG